CGTCATCGTTCTGGAACAGTGACGCTGCTCAAGCAGTTAGGACCAACTCAGAACAGAAATGGTTTAACGCGAAAGCCAAAGCCTCCGCGACGGATGCGTTACGCATAGACAACGAGCATATGTTTGGTGACAAGACCGAGGCAAACCCTATGCGCCGTGCGCAGGAGGGGTTGCTTAAGCAAGAGAAGATGATCCAGAATGCACTCCAAGCGCACGATCCCTTGATGCAACGCATGATGAACATGAAGCGCACTAACCCTGACGGGTTAGATAGATTGGTCACTCTGTTGAGTGAGAGCGCCAACTTCAATGTGCATCCTGACGAAGCGTTAGGGGCTGGACGCAATGATCATATCAAGCCAGACCGTAAAGGCAAGTTTGGTGTGAACGCCAACGCTGAGAACCATGAGGGCATTCTAGCGCACCCGCGTCTGTCTGATGACTTTAATAGATCGACCGAGGAAGAACGCTCGTTGTTCAGTGACCTGCGTGACGCGCTGATGGAGGAAGGACACAAGAGCGTTAAGGCTGGCATTGAAACATTCTCCAACGGGCTGCGTGAGAATTTCGACAATAACGAAAGTCTACAGGAAGCGCTTAGGACGACAGAAGCGAACCGCACGCCGTCCGAGATTAAGCAGGTTGAGCGTTACAACGCAGTGACTAAGGTATTGGACGGCGACAAGCTAGAGGGCGACGAGGCCGACAAGTTCAACGAAGACCCGCACATTAAGATGCTTCGGGACCTGCGTGGAATGCTGAAACAAGAAGGCCCCTACTTCCCCGGCTCGCGCAAAGGCGACTACGTGGTGAACGCAGAGCATGAGCTACCTAAGGCCCCCAAGGCTGTGTCTGTGAAGGACAAGGAGGTTACGTTCGCCAACAAGCAGGACGCCTACGACTATCGGCAGGAGTTGGTAGATAAATCCCTGCCGTCTCGCATGGAGAAAGTCACTGAGCCGACCAGCACCGAGCAGAAGCCGGGGCAGGGTGAACAGTACAAGGTGACGGTGCAGACTAAGGCTTCCTATGGGGTTAATGATGTTTACGAAGGCAGGAAGTTGGGCGATGCGCTTAGGCAGATGGGACTTGATCCAACTGAGCCTATGTTACGAGAGAAGAATGCTAGTCTCGACTATGGCCTGCACTCTGGCACGCTGCGGGCGCAGGAACACGCTATAGATGCACTTACCCATCTGAGTAACGATCAGAAGGCTGCGCTTAAGGAAGCCAACGAGCAAGCTTCGCTGGGGTTGATGAAGGGTAATCGCATAAACAGCGGCTTACTTAAGAGCAATCGGGTGGGTGGGGCTAACGCTGACCCGGTGTTGGCTGTGCATGACTACCTCGCCAACAGCGCCAGAAGTCAGGCGCGGTCTAAGACTATGCCGGATATCGACAAGGCGTTTGGCGAGATGCGCGATATAACGCGCAAGGTACAGGACGCGAACACACCCAAGCGTGGCGTGCTGGTGCGTGAGATGGAGGATAGAGCGCTGCATTTCGGCAAGGAGGGGTTCACCGGGCAGATGTCGCCATTCTTGCAGCGAATTACAGCGCTCGCATACGTGAAGGATATGATGGCACCTATTCATTATGCGCTGGATTTGACGCATCCATATCTGTATTCGATCCCACAGCTTGCAGGGCGACATGGGTTCGCTCAATCACATGCTGCCTATCTCAAGACGCTAAGTAATATGGGCGCTGGCAAGACGTTGGGTAGAGGCGTTAAGGGAATGTTAGGTGCGCTCAAGAGCGACGCTCATGTGCCAACCGATCTCTTGTCGAGTATACGGGACAGCTTGGTTAAAAACGGAGCTACGACTGACCAGCTTAAAGCTTTCGATAGTGGCAGGGAAACTCCTCATCTAGGTTCGATTATCACGGACTACCGGAAGAGCTTCGACCGCACTGGCATGGTGGATCGCGCCACTCAGTATCTACAGAACATCGGCAATGAGATGAGCCACGCGGTCGACAGTACCAATCGTGTGGCCACCTATATGTCGGCGTACGATTTAGAGCGCGCGAAGATGGGCAAGCCTCAAACGCTTGCGCAGAGTGTCGCACATCATGCGCAAGCGGTGCGTTATGCGAAGGATACAGTTAGCCCGACATTGGGCATTTACTCTGCGAGTAACCGTGCATCGTTCTTAAAGAACCCTGTTGTACGGGCAGCGATGCAGTTCCGTGCGGTGCCCATGATGATATACCGGTTGCTGGCGAAGAATGTATACAACGCGATCAGGGGGGAGACACCGGAAATTCAGCGCGCTGCCATCATATCGCTCGTGTCCACCATGGGCACCACGGCGGCGCTAGCAGGGGTGGCGTCTGGCGTGCCAGAGCCTATACGGCTGGCAGTTGAGATGTCCCATGCTCTTGGGTTGACCCGTAGCTGGGATGAATATGAGGATGCGGCGCGCAGGGCGACGACTAACTCTATGGGTAAGTTCGGTGGTCATTTGGTTATGGATGGCATTCTTGGCGCGGCAGGGCTGAGCGCCAGTTCGCGCATTGGGTTGAACGACTTGATGGTTAAGAACCAAGCGTTGCAGTCGCCAAAAGACTTCCTGTTTGATATGGTTGGTTCTGGGACGGGCTACGTCAAGGACGAATGGGATGGCGTCAACAGCATACTCAAGGGTGATTACAAGCATGGCATACCCAGTGTTATCCCGATCAGGTTGTTCTCCGATATAGCCAAGGCGTATGCAGAAAATGAGAGTGGCAAGCCGGGTCAGCACGGGCAACCCGACATGACGCCACTTGATCCCTATGAGACGTTCATTAAGGCGGCGGGCGGCACGCCGACGCGCGAGGCGCTGTACAACAAAGAGACTGGGCTGATCAAGGAGGATAGCGCCGAACGTAAGCAAGCCATCGCGGCGGCGGGGCAGGGGGACCGGGCGGCGGCGAATAGATGGAACCTCGCCCACCCACAGAACCGTATCACGGCAGGGCATATCCTCAAAGCTAGGCAGGCTGGTAGGGCTAGTAAGCCAATGACGCCACGGCAGCGCGCCAACGCGGAGGAATACAATGTCTACCAGTAGCAACCCCCCTCAACGTCGCGACTACAAGAAAGAGGAACGCTACGAAGACACGCCCGAGCAGATCAAGCACCGTGAGGAACGCAATCAATTGCGTGCGCAGACAACTAAGCGGTTAGGCCACTCCCCAACGGGCGACGTGGCGCATATCAACCCATTGGCTGGGGGCGGGGGTAACTCTATGGGTAACTCTCGTGTGGAGAGCGTGCATAAAAACCGCTCATGGAGAAAAGGGCAAAAAGGCTACTCAGTGCCTATTGATAAATAGTTACCCATGGAGTAAGGTACAATGTCTATACTCGGTATTGTTCTGGTCGTTATCCTAGTCCTCGTTTTGGTGGGTGGCCTAGGCGGCGGTTCAGCGGTGCCATACTGGGGCTACGGCTATGGTGCAGGCCACTATGGCGTAGGTGGTATTGGCCTAATCCTAGTCATCATCCTTGTGCTTGTGCTGTTGGGGCGTCTCTAATGCCTAGCACGTCACCAGCCCAAAAGAGACTTATGGCCGCAGCCGCGCACACCAAGGGTGGCTTTGGGGGAGTGTCACAGAGTGTCGGCAAGGACTTTTTCGCTGCCGATCAGGCGCAGAAGCATGAGAAGGGTGGCCCAATAAAGCCGATCAGTGAACCGACAACGCCAGCTAAAAAACACGGATGGCGTCGGTGGTGAGTTGATAGTGTCATAATTGTGTGGTATAGGTTCTATGATCGCAATGGGCGGTCTAGCACGGAGGAAGTTGTAATGACGATAGTGAAAGTTACAGGCGGGTTTCTTGAAGTCGATATAGCTGGTGGGGGTATGCCCCCCACTTGGGGCGGCGGTGGCCAGCCCTATCCGCCCGGTGGTGGGGGCGGTGGTGGACCCGGCCAGCCTCCGGGTATCTGGGGTGGCGCTCCACTTCCCCATCCCGGTCATCCCATCGCGCCGGGTGGTCAGCCTCCCGGCATCTGGGGCGGTCAGCCTCCGAACTGGATTGATAACACGCTTCCGGGCCAGCCTCCGGGCATCTGGGGCGGACCTCCGAACTGGATCGATAATACGCTTCCGGGTGGCCGTCCTCCCGGCCATATCTCGGGTGGTCCCGGTTCGTTGCCCCCCAGCATTATGCCGCCGATCTACTTCCCGCCGAATGGTCCCCCGGTTGAACCACCGGAGGATACCAGCAAGGTCGAGTGGAAATCGGGATGGTCGCAGGCTACGGGTTGGGTGACGGTTGGCGTCATCACCCCCGAAGCGCCGGTTCCGACGCCTTCTGCGGCTGCTTCGTCCTAATAAGTAAGTGACACGCGGCGGGGGGCGACTCCCGCCGTTTACTCTAAGGGTAACTGTAAGGTTGTAAGTCATGCCATATGATCGCGACAAATTCTTCCCTGCCGTCCGGTCATCCCTGTTCGGCGGTACGCTTAGTCAGTCCCAAGTGGATGGCATGAACTATATGCTTGACGTTTGGGAGAAATATTTCGAGCAGCCTAACCCGCGCGACGGCACGAATTGGCTTGCCTATTGCTTCGCCACTGCGTACCATGAAACCGGCCAGAAGATGGTTCCGGTAAAAGAGAACGGCGGCAAGCCGTATGGTAACCCACCGGGTAAGTATTGGACGGCTACCGGCCCCTATAATAACGTGTATTATGGGCGCGGCCACGTTCAACTGACGTGGGACACCAACTACCAGATGGGCCAAGATCAACTTAAGAAAGATTATGGCCTCGATGTCCCGCTGTATCAGTATCCAGACAAGATGCTAGAGAACGAGCCATCGGCGCTGGTGATGTATGACGGCATGACGGTGGGGTGGTTCACCGGGGTGGGCCTGCCCAAATACTTCAATTCTACCACCGAGGACGCAGTTAACGCACGGCGCACCGTCAACGGCACTGATCAGGCAAGCACCATCGCTGGGTACTATAACAAGTTTAAGCCTGCGCTGGTCAAAACGTCAGAGCCTGCGCCGCCACCGCCCGACCCGCTACCAGAAATGTCGGGACGAGTAGATATTACAGCAACGGGGACAGTTGTTGTCTCAGTTAATGGAATAGTGGTCTACGACGGGACGGAATGAAAAGGAAATGAGACAATGGATGGCGGCTGGTCTATTGGTCCTCACCTTGCCGGGAGGGCAAACCGTCGATGTTAACCCACATAAAATCATCAGTTTGCGCCCCCCTCTGTACGAGGGTCATGTGGACAATGATGTTCATTGCGTTGTCGATACTTCAAACGGCAAGTTTATAGGTGTGATGGAAACATGCGCGGCTGTGCTGAGTAAGTTCAATGATGGGGAAAAATATTGACCGACGCACATGATATTGTCGTCCTCCCTCTTACCCCAAAATTGTTAGACTATCCGGCGACGATTGGTATTGGGGTCGGCATTGTTTTTATAACCGTTCTGCTTATCATATCAAGCAAGTTTGATCATACTGGGGGTGTACTGACGATATCGCTGTTGATCGTGCTGGCGTTCATCGGTGTGGTTACGTTCTGTATGTTTTTCACTATCCCTAATGACGAGATAACGTCAGGCGTGATTGGGGGATTAGTCGCCGCCTTTGGCGCAGTCATCGCCCACTGGATAGGGCGCGATAGTTCGTCTAACGGGAATGGCCCACCCGCTGGCGGAAAGGACAAAGGGCCGCAGGAGTAGATACAATGGCTACAGCACCAGTACCAACGACGAGTGGAGACGGAACGACCGCGCCGCCAGCGGCACCGTCAGGAGCCCCTACGGCCAAGGATCGGTATCAGCAACGGATGAAGGATCAGGCTGCGGCTGACAAGGCGGCAGATGACCTGATCTATGCCCGCTCGACGGCGGGTATCGTTGACGACGAGACGCGGGACAAAATCCTTGCACTCGGCGGTGACGCTACCCGCGCCAGCCCTGCGGTGGAACAGCCCTTGGCGGATGCAGAGCCGGGGTTGACCACCACTTCGGGTGTGCACCGAACCCCTTTGGACCCGACGACGGCAGCGGTTCCAATGGACCCCACGGACCCAAAGCTGAACACGATGGCGAAGGGCTTTCCGAGTGTTGGCAGCGACAGAAAGAGCGGAACGCCAGAGAAGCGTTACCACAAAGGCCCGAACTCCCCTCAGACGGCGGAAGCAGTGGCCCCAGCAGCGGCACCTTCTGGATCACCACCGGCATCGTCATCGGGTACTTAGTATACGAGCTATTCATTAAATAATAGCAGCGGGGGCAAATGCGGTCCCCGCTGTTACCCATAGAGTAAGTTGCTTAACCTCGGTTGAGGCACACGCCATCCGGGCTATGGGTCTGGTGCTTCTGACTGCATGAAACAGGCACATACCGCACTCCCCGAGAGTAGTAGAAGTCTCCACCTGTAGGCGCACCGAGAGCCGCTGCTGGGGTGACCACCGCCGTAGGGGTATACTGCTGTGTCTGCTCCGGCTTCGGAGCGCGTGGCCCTACCGTGCACTGGAACCCAGCCGCCGCCATTGCCTCTGCCGTATCGTTGTCATAGCACATGCGCTGTCTCGCCGCCACGTGCATGCCCAACTGCTGCAAGACGAGGGTGTTCGCCCTCATGTCGCAGTTGTGGTTCTGCCACGGGAACGCGAACGAAGCGCCCGCGCCGGGACCGGACGCGCCGAGCGAGAAATAGCTGTCGCATGGCGAGGACGAACCGACTGAGGGAGCGAACACGGACGGCGCTTGGTGTGGCTCGTTCAAGTTGCCGCTGTTGCTGGTCAGGACGTTGCCGCTGTTCGAGAGGTTGCTAGTGCGGTTGCCACTGTTGGTCGCCCCTGCATTCCTGCCGGTGTTGGTGGGCGTACCCGGATCAATGGTGATCATGTTGTTATTGACGAGCCGGTTGGACTGGTTGCCGAAGGCGTTACCCACCCCAATGGCGGTTGAGCGTGACGTGCCGACACCAATACCGGTGGCAGATTGAGCGTTAGCCTCGCTGATATACGGCAGGGGGCAGAGCGCGACTACCATAGCCGCAACTAAAGCTTTCATTGAACCTTTCTCCTTATGGTGTGAGCTTACCCATCGGGTAAATCGTTTTGATCTTCGTGTTCAAGGTCATCTTCATCGGGTATATACGGTGCGCGCCACGCCAAGATGGCGAACATACCCGCGCACACTATTAGGAAAGCGCCTATGGCTTCCAGCACCCGAGTAAACATAGACGCCCCAAGTCATCTCTGCCGTACCTCCCGTTAGAAAAATAGGGGGTTGTTAGCCCCCTACTATATTACAAAGCAAACATACAGATTAGTACCCGGTCCCAGCAACGCCGCCGGGACCAGACCCAAAACCCGCCGCTGCGCCCGCCCCGCCAGCGGACGTAGCCGCTGAGCCAGCTTGGACAAGGCCGGGTCCGACGCTAAAGCCGAAAGCGTTAGCTGGACCTTTGCCTGTCCCCGTCGCCGCTGCGCCACCAAGCCCTGCCGCCATACCGGGACTGACGTTAATACCCGGTACAGAGGCCCCGCCGTGACTTGTGGACACAGAGGGGGGCTTGGGAGCAGTCGGCAACGAACCAGCAAACGCGGTCATGGGGAACGCAAGCAACACAACCATCGCAAGTATGTTCTTCATGGCGCTATCTCCATGAGAAAGCGGCCCCGCTTGTCTTGGAACGGAGCCGCGCCTCGCGTTGGTGGTTTAGCGGGTGCCGAAACCAGCGCCGACGCCAAGGCCCGACGCCGATGAAGCCGCCGCTCCATTGCCGATGGACGAAGCCGAGGACGTAGCCCCGCCAACGCCAAGGCCAGCCGCTAAACTGGTGCGGCCTGCACCCGCGCCGACGCCGACGCCGAAGCCAGTTGCGCCAGCCGAGGCTGCGCTATGGCCGGTTGAGGAAGCTGCCGTCCCGGTATGGCCAAAGCCAATCCCGATCCCGCCAGCCGCAAACGATGCGCTCGTGAGAGCAAGCACCGCAACCGTTGCAAGAACAATGCGCTTCATACTATTACCCCATGTGAAGTGAGCGGACCCCGCCGCCCCGGACCCCAGTCGCACATGCGACGGGAATAGGCTTACCCGCTGGGTAACTCTGAAAGGGAAAATAGGCCACGAACCCCAGCCCGTATAAGCCACAATATTGCCATACTCTTATTGGGAGTATTTGTCAAGTTCTTTTTTGTGTAATTATTATGAACAACCTGTAATATTTCGTGATACACGTACAGGTTGTACTTATTTTTCGAGTGATCTAATCGCTCTTTGTCGTTGCATTTGCAATTCAAGCTCGCTATCCATCGCCCCGCCCCATGTTGCGCTCATGTCCGGCAGAAGAATATCAGGAACAGGATCAGGAACGCTAACAGGAGGGTGAAATACAGCAGGTAGAATAGCCCGACTGGGTTTCGACGTGCGTAGATAGACCCCATGCGCATTACAATTCTGAGGCCATGGGTAATGCCAAAGCTTAAAGCAGCGAGCGTCAGCGCTGGCATTACTTACCCCACAGAGTAATAAAACCATGATAGCTCGTTTCACGGCTTCTCGGCTACCCTATCTAACAGTTCGGTTATGTACATTATTACGTCCGCATCAGACTGCGTAAACGGCTCCCCGCCCCTCTCGGCGTGTTCCCTCGCCATGGTGACCGCATTGACCGCGAGCGCCCTACGCAGGCTGCGCTGTTGAACGTTGCGGGCAGCGCCGTTTGATATCTCTGAGAAGTCGTTAGGATCAGACATTGAATACTCCCGGTTAGCCCTTGACAATATCTTACCCGTAACCTGTTGTCAAGAAGGGTAAATTAGAAAGTTTCTACAAGTGTTTCTGATTTTCCATATTACCCATAGAGTAACTTCTATGGCAGGAATTTATAGTTGATCGTGTATTCGAGGTAACTTGCTATTTCTGTACCCGGCTTGGCGTTGATAAGCCATATATTCTCTTTAGCTCCACCCTTGCGTGAGCCAGACCCGATGATGCCGCTTGTCATCTTAGCCCCCATCACGCTCCGCATCTGATCGACAAGAACGTTCTTCGGGCGTTTACCTTTGGCGCACCATTCGGTTAGGGCGATGTCAGCTATACGTAGAGTGAGCGGGTCACCTGATACTTGTGCTTCTAGCTTGCCCCAGTTCTGATCAGGCTTCTCATTGAGGATATTAGCGTATCCCTTAGGTGGGCGCAGCGGTTGACTCCACGTCTTGTCGAGGATCACCATGTTACGGGGTTGCTTCTCGTTAAGGAACGCGCCAATCGTATTCATTAACGCCCGTTCTTTAGTCAGGTCGCTTGGGTCCTCAGCCATCGCATCTTTCATGCGATGGAACTCAGAGAACATAAATTTCTTCATGTCATCCACTGGGAACGTTACGACACCCAATGCATTGGCAAGATAAGCGCCCAGCATCGTCGTCGCAATGGCTGCTACCCAAAACCGTTCGACCTTTGGGCTTGCACGAAGCTCCTGTGCAATATCCATCTTGAACGCAGCCAACATCTTGTAAGTTTTGGCATGGTTCTGACCCAAGTACGTTGCGTATCTCCTGCCGATCCCACCGTGGTTCAATTCTAACCCATTGAGTAAGTCTTGAACACTCGTCGCGAAGTTGGGAGATGTTTCTGGTATTTTGATACCCCGCATCTCGAAGATACGCAGCCACGATGCGTCAGTACCCTTATCTTCCTCGCGTACGCCATCAACAATGGAGCCGTTGGCGGCATACCCGCACAGCGTCTTGAACTCATTGACCTTGCGCATTTTACCAGAACGATCTGAGCGTCCCTTCTCCTGTCCTCTTGTTAACTGAAAAGCAATTTTCGTCATATCCTTTAGTTGTTGGTCACCCTTAATTTCGTCATAGAATACTGGCAGGTGTCTAAGCTCGGCACATTTAGCGAACGTGAAGTTCACGGTGTCGCTTAGCCCACCGACGCCACCCGGATTTGACCATACCGCCTGCCCTGTCGTCAGCGCCGTGGATTTCCCTATGCCGGATGCAGGCGAAGTTACCCCCATGAGTAACCCATTCTCGCCGGTCATACCCACCAGCGGCGCAGCAAAACTTGACGCGATCATGCACGATAAGTCAGGTCTGTCAGGGGTGACGATAAGCTTTACTAAATCCCTCCATACTTGCTCGTCGCCCATTACCCTGTAGTTCGCCGTACCACCCGACGGGTGAGCGCATCTAGACGTACCGGCAGGGGAGACATACTCGCCAGCGAAGGCGAACCCAATGTCTCCGTTCGCATCCGGCGACCAACCGAAGGCGGGCACAGTGATAAGGGTTTCGGGCTTATGCTGTAGCTGCTTGATGTAGCTAGTCATGAATTGCCTAGGCATGTCGATTGGCCTTACTGTGAGCGGCAACCCCGCAGCGGAGAACGCTCTGGCAAAAGTTATATTGTCAGCAACGATGGAACTATCGAACTGCTTGGTCACTTCCTTACCTCCCTGCATAGTGTTCAGGATGAATTGGTACGATGGATGCCCTACCTCAAGCATGGCACCCGGCAGGATAGGGTATTCAAACACCAGCCCACCAACCTCGTTAGCCTTACCATTATCTACTGGTGGCTTGAATATTTGTAAACTGGTGGCGTCTTGGTAGTAAGGCCAAGGCAGTTCTATGGGTTGTGCACCGGGGGCGGCGGTGAAGGGTTGATAAGCGTGACCGTTGGTCCGCTTAAAACCAACCGCCAATGGAGTGGTAGCAAGAGCCAAATGTGGACAAGTCTTGCATTCTTCTCGCTCGATGGCGATGGTGGCGCACTTCGGCGGTCCAATAGTCGAGCGCTGCTCCCTCGCCAACTGCGCGGTGGTAAGTTTGTCGTCAGTTCCTTCCTCGGTGTAGTGAGGCGACTTGTTGCACAGTCGGTGAGCCGTTCCCCGTGGGTCCGTGGTATGGCACGCGAGCGCCACGACCGTATGCCACTGCGGGTCGCCCACCAGATTAGCTCCCCCAGCATCCAGAGTGTTTCTAACAAAAGGACAGTGAACGGCGACTTCATCAATAGATACGGGCGCATATTCTTTCTTCATACCCCCAGTCAGGTCGGCGTTCTCGTCTAGTGGTAATCCGTGTGCGTCTACGCTCCCTACATGCGGCTTACTCTCTTGGGTAACTGCGGTAGGCCAGCGCTCCAAATGCTTGCGCCCTGTATCAACATCGATATGAACCCCGTCGCTGCTATGCTCCAACGTCACGGACGAAGCTGGCACGTCATCAGTGGCATGCTTGAAGTTCCACGTCCCAGCTACCCGGAGAAGCCGCGTCGCATCACGTGTACATTGCTTATCGAATAGCAGGCCGTACTCTGTACCGGCATTGATCAATCGCCCTGCAAGGTTCTTAAATTCGCGCTCGTCAATCGCAGTGTGTAGGGTCCAGTATAAATGCCACCCGCCCGATCCACTGCCGACGATGACGGTCGGCCATAAGCCGAACCATTTAAGGAAGCCAAAAACTGCGGCCTTCATTGCGTCGTGAGTTGGATAACCGTCTGGCTTAACGTCTACGTCCATGTAGAGGTTCTTGCAGGCAACGAGATTAGGGTACGTCCGATCAGCCTTCGGGTAAATCCCGGTTACCGGCCCTGCGCTGCGGTATATGCCCTGCGATATGTAAACGCAGTGGCCTCTCTGCGCCCAATACTGGGCGTCATTCATCGCTGTCTTGATCGTCTTGTGGGCATTGCCGGGGAAGATAGGGTCTACCCTACCCGGCACGAAGGTACGGTGATGTATTGTGAACCATGTTTCTTGGCTCACAGGCGCAACCATATTCATGAACCGCAACATGTCGCTCATACTTACCTCCCCAGTAAGCAGAGATGGGCGGGTTCGCCCCGCCCTTTTACTCTATGGGTAAGGTTAGCCAGTCATCAAGTTGCTGAATAGTTTGTTCAAGTCTGAGGGAACCGCCCCCTCAGTTGCTTCTGGCTCGCCGGTCGCGTCCTCCGTTTCTGGTTCCTCTGGCTGGCGTGGCGGCAACGGCTTGGCGACACCACGCATAGATGGCGGCGGGGCGGCAGGTGTTTTCATTGCATCCGCGATAGTACCGGGCAGCGGGGGCGGGGGCGGCGCTGCCTTAGTCGCTGGTCCCATCGCGAACCCCCCCACCCGATTTACCGGAGGCGGTGGCGGGGGTGGCGGGGGTGCTGTCGCTGCTACTCCTGCCTGCGTAAGTTCCGATTGCATGGGTTGCTGCTGCGGTACGGGCGCACGTACGACACTGGGGCGTGGGGCCGGTCTAGCTTGCGTTGCCGGTCGTGGCGGCGCAGTTGCGGCCTGCTGCTGTGCTTCAGGAGGCGGCGCGCTGTCCATTTCGGCAGGGACCATCTTGGACTGCAAGATACGGCCCACCTGTTCGTGTTCGCGTATCTCGATAATCACTTGCGCTTCTTCGTCCGTGAGCGACTTCACATAGGTGAACTCGATTTTCGGGAACGCGATGCTTGGGTCTTGCGTGAAGCTCAGTTCCGTTACCACGCCAGCGTAGTGCACGCGATTGTCGCGGAGCATGTTGCCATACGCCACCTGATTGGTGAGTGAACCGGGTGGCACTGACAAGAGGATAGGCCCACCGCCAGTCTCATTCGTCAGGTCACTGCTGTACGGCACGACGACGGTGCGCCGTCGTTGCTGGCATGCCTTCGCCTTGGGAGCGGCAGGCGTAGCGCCCGAACCCCATGCGTCACACGGGCACGTCGCGCACACCGGATTGATCGGCTGCGCCACCGACATATCGGGAGCAACGCCGTCCGATGACCAACAATCCGGGGGAGCGTTGGCACCCTCGACATAGCCGGTCGCGTAATACGTGCGGGACAGTTCCTTCTGCGCCTTGAGGATGACGACATGAACGGCAGGGGTGGGGAACCGGCCCTGTGCGTCCAGAAGGATTTGTTCCTCGCCACGGAACCGATAGTGCCACTTACCCCCCTTGATCCCAAGAATTGGAAAGCTGATGGCTACGTTAGCCGTCAAGTCATCCCACTCTGCGGGCAGAGTATCGAACAACTGGGACTGTGGCATGATTGCCTGCGCCCCGTTGCCTCTATTTGCTACATTATTAGCCACGTTATTGTCCTTTCTTGTTTACCCTGCGGGTAAGTTACGGTTGTTGTACGATCTTGTTCTTGTCTTTGGGCTTGGTTGGCGGGGTGATGTAGAGAATGTTCACCGCGTTACGCACGAGGCCGGGAGGCGTCATCTTGTGTTCTTCGGTGAACGCCTCACAGTTAACAGGAGCCGACGCCCAAGTGATAAGCTCCCACGCCTCGGCCCCAATCACGTGCCGCCTGAAAGCGTCCTTATCTTCCACGCGGTATGTGATCTTCGGCTTCCAGTGACACCCACCATACTCGGTGTTGGATGACTTCTGGTTAGTTTTATTCAAGAACTCTAGGATTTCTGCTCGCCCCAGCTTCACGAACTCGTGGTGCTTTGCGAGCGACGTATCTAGTTCTTCCTGTTTGTCCTCGATGATTTTCTCGACTTCACGCACTTGTTTTATACGCTCGCCTAGATCAAAATTAGCCATGATAGGTGTTGTTCTCCATCGGTAGTGTAGTAAGTTCGTCAGTATATTTTTATCGTTGGGCGCTTTCATCTTCTGCCAGTCTACTAGCCCAGTGTCTCGTAGGTCTGGCATGCGTGGGGTGAGTGTGGCATACTTGATATTTGTTATGCCGCCATGATCTTCGGCTAGTTCAAAGCAGTTGTACCATTTGTTGTTACCGCTAACCGCTTTCAATGCATCGCATATATCACCTACTAGTTTCTTAGCTTTGGTAATCTCAGCGGCTTCATGAGACGTACTAGGGTCAGTATGTCTAGCCAGTCCGTGGTCATCATCGTTGTCCATTTGAGATTAGCCTATTAGGTTCCTAAATTCCCAAAAAATTTTTTGGGTCCAAAATATCGCCCTAACTTATTGGATCAACATTACGCATTCTGGTGTAGTGCATCCGATCCGCAAATGCTTCTTCCTGCCGACACGCAGCCAGTGCACTTCGCCTATGCCGCAGGCGGGGCAGGGGAAATGTCCTTCCGTTCCATCCTTCGGTAATATCTCTAATACCCTCGTAATGGCGTCAGCGAACCGTTCACCTAATGCATCGTTACTCACTGGGTAAGTTCCCCTTCTGTGATCTGCTCTGTGATTGCCTCGACTATTTCAAGGAAACGATTTTGTAGCTGTTCGTTGGCGGCGAGAAGTTTGTACATTTTTTCTTCCATCGCCGTTCCGCCAACCATCGCTACTAACGTCTTGTCGTCCTGCCCCACTCGATACGTGCGCCCGTTCGCCTGTTGGAACGTTTCCAGTGAAGTCACTGGCCCTGCCCATATCGTCGTGTTCGCCTTTGTGAGCGTAAGGCTGTGAGACATGCATCCGGGATGCGCGGCAATAACCTTGTACTTGGGCGTGTCTTGAAAGTCCCCGAATATCTCGTCACGTCGCTTGAGCGTTGTATCGCCCGTCACTACGGCATGAGAGACTTTGTTGGTTGTCAGAAACGCACTAAACGCACTCACTGCCGATTTGAATGGCGCGAACAGAAGCACCTTGCGTTGCGTGCTGTCGATCAGGTCTAGGATCAATTGCAAGCGCGGCGTGTTGTCCATATGGATCGTTTTGCCGTCGCGCGTGTACACGTAACCGATAGCGATCTGCATCAGTTTGCTTAGCACCGCGCCAGCGTTGAGCGCATCGATCTTGTGTTCCCCAACTAGCGCGATTGATTGCTTGCGCATCGCCTCATAAACGTAACTCTGTTTCGGCGTCAGGTCTGCTTGGTAATACTTAATTACCCTCTCGGGTAACTCGGTCACGTCCGAGAGTTTGAACCGCACGCTTGGCTGCATGCACGATACGGCGCGTTCCTCCGCACCGGGTTTAGGCACCCACTTGAACTGACCTTTCTTGAGCATCAGTTGGTCGCGGAAGATCGTGAAGAATTTCGGTACAGTATGGGGAGTAAGACATGAGCATGGCCCCCATACGTCGGTGACGGCGCGAGGGATAGGCGAACCAGTCAGGCCCCACACGTAGTCTTTCGACGCGACGTATGCGCGCAATAGTTTAGTTTTCTCAGCCCGTCCGTTCCGGTAGCCGCCAATCTCGTCAACACATACGCAGTCGATATCGTCACGCAACATCAAGCTATCTTCTAGCACTTCAAGCCCATCGTGGTTGATGATATAAATGTCAACTCTCTCTACCAGTTTCTTGAAGCGAGCGGCCTTGTTAGGGCCGTGCAGAATTATCGCTTTGAGCCATGGGAAATATAGCAGCACTTCCCGATACCACGTGCGTCTCATGGCGGTCAGTGGGCATAACACAATCATCCGCTGCACCAAACCCGCCCGCTTGAGCGCATCGAACGCAAATAAAATACTTCTTGTCTTGCCTGTGCCTAGCTCATTGATGCAGTACCCACGCGGGTTCTCGATGAACAGCGCTGCTGTCCACTTCTGCACTTGAAACGTTCCCTCAGGGAACGCGTACCCAGCCGTCAGCATTGCTGCCCCGGCTTGGTCGCTAGTTACTCTACTGGGTAAATTCGTGTTGGATAATGGAACGGATATGTTCATTGTGACGCTCTATCTCTCCTAACCATAGGGCCAAATCATCCAGCCCCTTGCCCTTGCCTATGCTTGGGTCCTCGTCAATTACGAACGTCCGCGCGTTCTGTTTTACTTTGCGTTCGTAGATAAAATCATCCTGCCGTTGGGTAGGCTCGCCACCCGGTTTCTTCGCCTCAATGAAGAACGCTAGGGGGATCATCTCAGCTATAGGCCCCACCTGAAGCATCTTACCCACTACGCAGTGGTAGTCCAGTCCTGACGCGCCTAAGCCGTGCTGTACGGGCATAAAGGCGTAGACCGAAGGGAACGTTTTAAGTAGCTCCGTTACTTTCTTTTTAACCCTGCCCTCAGGCGTCATCGCTTTGACCTCTTGCCGTGGAACTCACACTTAATCACGTCGCAGTATTCGTAGCATAGCCCGTTAGGCTTCGGCGGGAAGTCATCATTGCGATGCGCCGTCTCTAGGGCAGTTACCCGTGGGGTAAGTTGCTCCAACTGCGCGGGCATCTCATGACGCCCATAGTTCTCATGCGACGTGTCGCTGTATTCAGTCCATAGATAATCCACCCGGACGTTCTGCACTGTCTTGTAGTGCTGGAAGATCGTCCATGCACTGAGCATGAGTTGCGTGTTGTCAGGGAACCTTGGCGGCTTGCCGGTCTTATAGTCAACGATATGCCCGTAGTCCACGCCATCAACCCCGGTCGGCATCAAGCGGAAGTAATCTATCTTGGCGCGATACCAAGTCGTCTTGTCGAAGTACCCAGTGGGTAACCCTGCCTTGTTCATGGACAGCTTTAGCTCGCACTGAATAATCTGGAACGGGTGCAGGACGCGGGTTAACTTCTCTGCCCATGGTTCCATATATATGAACTGCGGAGGAAGTGGTGTCGTACCCTGCACCCGTCTCTGCATTGCAGCATGCAGATCGTCGCCCCGATCCAACTCGGCAGACCGGGGTTGTTCTATAGTCTTGTCAACATCAATCTCTTTATACCTCCGGGCACAGGTTTCAAAATTTTTGAGCTTACTATAGGACCATGAAAAGTTAGTCGCTTTCATGGGCTTTGATATAGCTGATTGCGCGTTCAAGGACATGGGTATCTTCCTTCGCAAACCCTAGCAGTAGGTTACATGGATGGCATAGAATGCCTCGTATCTGATTGCTCTTATGGCAGTGATCTATGTGCCAGTCCCGCTTACTCCCAGAATTGTCCCCTTGGCAGATAGCGCAAACATTCCCTTGCGCTGCAAGCAGTTCGTCTCTTTCCGCCAGAGTGATCCCAAACTTTCGCATGCGAGCATAATGCAGTGCAAGCTGACGATGTTTCTCTGGGTTGTTTTCTCTCCACCGTGCTGTAGCATCTCGTGCTTTCTTTCGTGCCGGATAGCTATTTTGCTTGCGTGCATTGGCTGTGTCTTGGTGGCAGCGCTTACATACTCGTCCCCGATAGTGTTCCCCTGTTACGAATGATTTACGTAGACGAAACTCCACTACTAACTTCACCGATTTGCACTTCTGACATATCTTCGTCGTTGTCGGTTGGGATACCGGCGTCGAGGTTAACTTTGAAGGTGGCTGGGGTGGGGTCGCGGCTAGGGTCATAGACTTTCCTCGTAGTCAGGCCAGTGTTCTCTTTATCGTCGGTCGTTTCGGCAAGCGCCCGTTTCGCCCCTGCCTCGGTGTCATATGGGCCAGTTATTACTCCCACAAAACCAGACCGCATATTCTCCGCTGTGTCATATTTGCAGATGTACCAACCCTTGTCCCGGTGTTCAACCCTCGTTATCATTGGCGTTACCCATAGAGTAAGACAGTTTGGACAATAGAAAGTTTGCTCTAGCAGCGTATTCCAGTAGTGACCAGAGCCGTCGCATACTTCGCAGATCATGTAGCCAGCACCATCCTGAATTGGGTTATCAACTGATCGCTCGGGAACAGGTCGATATCTTCCTTCACACACCCATCGCGCCCAGCGAAACAATAGAACAGATACACCTTATCGCCAAAGATATGGCAGTGAAGATAATCCTCTGCCGCAATCGTCATCTCAGCGCGCAGCCCGCCCATGCGCTTGAGGAACATCTCGCGGGCGCGCTGCGATAGGGTTGCCCCGGTGGATGGCCGGTTGGGTGGCGTTACTGGCGCTGGGAAGTGCTGTGCTTGTTGCACATTTGCGTTCATCTGCGCCTGCGCCATTTGGCGCGTTATATCTTGCTCAGCCTGCGATTTGATAATATTTGACCACATATCCGGCGTGCCTACAATGTTAGCAAGAGCACCAAAATCGTTCGGATCGCCTAACGCCACTTGATAATCTCTCAGCGTCGGTGGGTTACTCTGTGGGTAAGATGGTTTCGATTGTTTGTCTAATAATTTCTTTGCACGCAGGCGGGATAGAATATCGTCCATTGCCATCGTTAATCACCCAAATCTTGCGCTTCTCTAGCTTCGTGCGTAGCGTGTAGATGACTTGGCGAATGCTGTATTTAATCTCTGGTAGTTCATCCTTGCCGATCCAATCGGTGGTGTTAAGCATCGCCTGCATAAACCTAGCTTCCATGGGAGTTACCCCGAACGCAAGGATAAGCGTCTTCTCGTCGGCGGGAACGTCAACATCCGGTTCCACGGTCACAAAGTTTACCATTTTACTCACCTATATAGGCCCCTTGACCGTAAACATATGTAACACGAGCGTAACGAGTTGTCAAGTATACTAGTAGTTGTATTTCACTCGCTTATAGGTTGTGTTGTTTTTTCTTTTTCTTGCTTCGTATCTTCCACATAAATGCCAGATGCTCGTTGTCACCAACACCATCTTCTTCCGGCATTAGATCGAACTCTATATCGAGTTGCGTCTGCATTTTATCGCGTAACTCTTTAGAGTAAGTGAAGTCTGCAAAACACTCGTAGGATAATTGATGACTGCGATCTGGCCAATGTTCCCCCATGCGTTTGTAGGCATCAATACCCGATGAAGGATAATATGTATTCCAGTCGCGCTCACGTTCATAACTCTCCCGCATGGGCCACCACACATGCGGCTTAGTCCACGCTGGTTTGCGGGGCGCATATGAATAGGTAGCTTGACGGATTGCCAGATATGCAGACCTACGTTTCTCGTCCTCTGTTGGTTGATATTCAACGAGGGCACGTTTACCTGCCTCCATTTCGTTGAAAGTTTGACATGTAACACAGTTCTCCCATGGCGGGAAGCCAGCAAACACGCGAACTCTACAGCTTGCACACTGTAAGGTCATGGCTTCCATTCCACCATGTCTGCTAGGTTCTTACCCAATTTGACTTCCGCCGCTAATGGTAAGCCCTCACTCCACTCCGTGTTGCGGATCATTTCTTCATAGGCAATCTTAGCTAATGCGGGGGCATATTCGGTCGGGACCGCATAAACATTCTCGTCGTGAATATTGAGCAACACGCGTGGGTCGGGTATGCCCTGCGCCAACGCTCGCATCTCCGTGCGCAGCCCAGCTTCAACGACATGCTGCCGGTCGAGCGCCTGATCGATATTTTCAAGTAATTTCGCGCCGTATAGACGCTTAGTGAACTGGGCTTGGTCATAAACGTAGTTGCCCTTACCCTGTGGGTTAACTTCAAACCGCAAGTTATCGTAGAACAACCGCAGGCCGCTCGGAAGTATGACAGTTGTACCATCCACGATGCATGGCCCAACCCTATAGTCCTGTGCGTGCCCTTGCGCCATCAACGAAACAAGGTGGTTCAAGTCGGTCCATAGCTGCTGAATGTAGCCGAACTTGCGGCGGTACGTCATCACCCAAGCTTCACACATTTCAAGCGTCAACACGAACCCAAGGTCAATCCCCTGCTCGCGCGCCAGCGTACGAATGGTGAAGAAAAGCTTCCTTGCCGACATGCCAAAGCCCAGCCCCAAGATGCAAGTCTTACCCACGAACCGGTGCACCTTACTCACTAGGGTAAGTGCAATCCCGAATATGTCGGCAGCGAAGGCTTTGTACGTGTCCTCGCCTATGATATACATGTCGAGCAAATCCATCTGTTGCGCCAACCATGCAACGATGCGAGCCTCGATCTGTGCGGCGTCCACGGCCACAATCGTATAGCCTGCGGGCGCATACAAACAGCGGCGCATCGCTTTGCTCTTGCGGGCCGATAGGTTCTGCATGTTGAGAAGCCAGTCGCCCGAATACCTATGTGTGTGCGCGCCGCTGTACTTGAGCGGTATCGGCATGTAGGGTGCGCCAAGGTTGGCGTGGGTCGCCAGCGCGATACTAATAAACCGAGTGGATCGGGTTTCCTCTATGGTCGATTTGATACCCAGCCGCGCGGATACCAGCGCTTGCACCATGGGGTCGTCATGCTCCAACAGGTCGGTGAAAGCTTGGTCCGACTTGGCGAACGCGTATGTCATCTTCTTGCCATCAGGATCAGATGGCGATATCTTCATCGGCGGGTCAACGCCCAACGCTTGCAGCATAGCGGCGAACTTGATAGAGCTAGCTAAACTACCGGGGTCCGTTAAAGTTACCCTAGAGAGTAAGGCAGCTTTTTTCGTCCGCACTTCCTCGCGATAGACTTGCAGCCCAGTCGCGTCCACTTGCAGCACTGGCGAGGTCGCCATGCGAATCACGTGATCCATCACGATGGCTTCTTGGTTGGGGAAGTATTGGCGTAGGTAATAGAATATGTCGCGGCACCCAGTGCTGTCGTTGTGCGCGTACGCAGCGAACAACATCATCAGGCCGGGGTCAGCAACTAAGTCGGCCCAATGCTTGCCACGCATCTGGTGGATAAAGTCGCCCTTCTCGCCCAGCCCAAGATGCTTAAGCACGCTCTTAAGGCTCAGCCTGCCGTTAGGTATCTGGTGGTAGATCGTGGCGCGAGCTAGGCTCAACGTACAGTGCAGCGCGGGCGGGTGTATACCGTAGCGGTACGCCAGCACGCAGGCGTCGAACAGAGCGTTGTGACTAATGAAACAATACGGTTGCTTTATGTCTTTAAGAAACTTTGCTATGTCGTCTTGCGGCAGGAGCATTGGCGGCTCGTGGTCGATAGCCACGGAACACGCCAACGTCTCCCACCGTGGGTCAAGTATGTATTCGACGGGGCTCATCTTCTTAAGCGAGTATATGGTGTCGTAGTAGCTCTCGAAGTCGCCAAAGATGCGCAGCATGGTTTACCCCGTAGGTAAGTTAATGTCTGGTTTCTGGTTCGTTGGCTGTCTGCATATATCTCTCCATAACCCATCCTCACAGCATGCCAGCTTTCTGAAACGCTATCGCAGCTTGGTGCATAGCGAAAGCAATCTGGTCGCGCTCAAACCGCTGTTCCATCTTGCCGTCACGCCAGAACTCCATGGCGCGGAATGGTTTCTTCGGCACGATATAACCACGGTCGGTGTAGAACTGACCCACCGCCATGACGCCGACGAATATCTTTGGTCGTTCAGGGATCATAGTCTTATCAATCAGCCCGATCACACCCGGTGCCTTCGCAGGGTCCAGCGTCCTACCATCGAGCGGCTTTTGGTAGCTGGCATTGAGAAGGTATGGGCATGTTTGTAGAGCGAACTGCATGCACTCGTGGTGCAGCGGCGGATCGATGTATGCGCCCAGTGGCGCGAGCGCTGACATGGGTCCGCCGACGAACCAGCGCCCACGCAATAGCTTCGAGCCGCATATCGCACACACGTCATGCGTCCTGCAACGCTGCGCTTTATGCTCGTCGTTGATCGTGAAGTGCGGCTTGCCATCGATATCACGGAACACAAGGAACGGTATCGGATAGCCGCGATGGTCGCGGTCCAGATGCTTCATGCGGTCAGGCACTTCGATCATGCTGCGTTCTCCCGCGCTGCTCTTGGCGGATGCTCCCATAGTTCCTTACCCTTGGGGGTAAGTTTCCATCTCCCCCTGCCGTGGGGGACCAATACCCCGTGGCGCTTCAAGCGCTCGAACCTGCCGAACGTTCCATTGGTGGAATATCCAGCCGCCTTCAAGCCGGGCGAACATTCCATGACGCTGTGTTCCTCGCCGTCGCTGAACACCGCCATGATGATAGCGTTCCCGCCCGCATGCAAGTTCATCGCATAGCCGCTGCCCTTTGTTTTGCGTACTTGCGGCGCACGTTTCGGCTTCGGCAGATCGAACCGCTTGTCAAACCGTATCGCTGGGTCAGGCATCGGAGCGAGTTCTTCCACAACCAAATTCTCTACCGGCAAGAACTTGGACATTATACCGAAAAGCGTCTCGGCGTCAATAGTAAACCCAAGCTTGAATTTTACTGGCATCTTACTCTCCGGGTTAGGCGCGCTTCGTCTTCTGTTTCTTGAGGTTGCGATATTTGGCGATCTGCACTACGTGTCGCATGGTGATGGTCGGCGCGACTGTCTCTAGCTCAGCAATGGGGCGGATGCTCAGTTTGTGTCCACACGCGCGCAGTATGGCGTTAACGGTTGCCGCTTGTGGTCGTCTCGTCTTGCCGTCTAGCATGTTGCGTATGGTTTGCTTGGTTACGCCGCTCGCCTCAGCGATCATGGCGTACTTCATACCAGTGGTGACGGTGCGAACCTGATCGATGATCGGGTCCTTGTCAATGAAGTTGTACGACTTATAGGTGAACCCGGCCATGTTAGCTTCCTTACTTACCCTTAGGGTTATCCTTAGCAGCGTCACGCGCTCTAATCACTGCCAACTGCCGTGCGGCTTGATGATTTCTGTCAAGCGTCCATTCGTCCATCGCCTCGGTGAAGTGTTCTTTCACCCATGGTTCGACAAGTCCCATGGCACGATCTACAGATAGCGGAGAGCGCACCAATTGTTCGTGTCCATACGCAGCGTCGATCATTCGATACTGGCTTATAAGCACGCGCCCTGAACGCGCCACTGCCATGAGCGACTTGGACAAGCGCGGGAAAAACAGCACGTTCGCATCGCGCATGATAGTTGCATGTTCTTTGTCGATTACCCTACGTTCAACCTGCTTCACTTCAACCGGCAGGGAGGTTATGTCAAAGTCAGCCAAACACTCACGTATCCACGGCATGAGATAGACAAGCTGGTCGTTGCTCAGCTCATGATGAGCCATGCGTAGCTGCTGCCAGATGTATTCCAGATGCACCCACTCGGTCGCTACGCGTAAGGGCGTGTCGAGTAGTGCGGCGAACTTACCCTCGGGGTCAATGGTAAGGTTCTGCTCAGGGATCAGAAACATCGGCCACTTCGATGTTGGGGCGAACCGCGCCTGAATAGTAGCGGTGCGCCCATCGGGGAGCGTGAAGTTGAACCGCTTGAACTGGCCCTGTGGTTGTAGGTACTTCACGGCTTCGCTGAACGCGGCGATCATCGCCTCGGTGTTGATCGTAGTGCACGCCAGCATTTCCTCATATGCTATGTCAACACTAATGTCCACTGGCATGTATGCGATCACGAAGTTAGCCGCCCTATCCAACCACGTATCTATGTGGCCTACCAAATGTCGGTTCATGTCGGTTACCACTCTAAAGTTGTTACCCAACGGGTAAGAGAAAATATAAACGGTGGTTTGTTAGGTTTCACGGGGACAGTGACTAACGCCCCCACCAAGGACCCGAACCTAACCTTGAAGGCCCATGCACTCAACAGGAAAATCCCTAACCCATTGAGCCAATGCCTAGCCGGTGCCACCGCGCCCGCTGCCGGAGAAAACCCCTTGGTGGGGAGCTACGAATTGTCGAAGTTTAGTGGTGTATCTTGCCTCCCCGGTTTATCACGTATGAGCGTTTCGTCCTCCCATTCATCGATATGGGTAGACGCGTATATTGTTGGGCGTGGGATTGGGGTATGCGTATCCTGCGTGCCATACACATACCCACATTTCTTGCAGCGGCGCATGCCGCTTTGACGTGTCCACACGCCGCCGCATTTGGGACAAGGCATCATTTACCCTCCGGGTTACTGCTTGGTTTACTCAACGCTTGCCACTCCATCCGCCATCAGTGAGCCATTGCGCATCGCCGTGGTGTTTCGGCCTTGGATAGCGAGCCTCGTGATCTTCCTGTCGCGCCAGTTGCTCCGAATGGATCGTTGCGCGTACGGCATGAAATAGGATAGCGGCGCGGTCCCACCCATGATCACTTCCACTATTGCTTTTGAACGCCTCGATCCGCGTCGCTTCGTCCTCGATAAATTCGATGTAAGCGTATTTTGTCATTCGCGTACTAGGGTGCACAGCCTTGATGATAGTGCGCACCAAGTCGAACAACCGCGCACTGCGGTCCCAACCTTTGTCGTCGTTATGTGCGCTGCGGAATGCTTCGACCCTATCCGCCTCAGTGCGAAGCCAACTAATATACAATCCTTTGGTGACTTCAATCATTTTACCCTCGGGGTAAGCGGCGGCTTGCCAAGGTACGCACGCTCGGCGTCACGTTGCTCTGGCGTGATCGGCGGTGCGCCTCGCATAGTTGTTTTATATCCATGGTCTAGCAACCACTTCATACTCTCAGCAATCATCTCGTCGGTGGCGTCGAGCCATTGCAGTCGCGCCTTGTGCACGGTGGCGAGTGGCACGGTGGGTCGAGTCGGGTTGGGTAAACCCTGACTGACCCACCACTTTGTTGCATCCACGATGTTGGGGTTGGTGAACAGCGCATCGCGTTTTTCGATCCAACGCTTTAGCTGTGCATCCATGTGCTGCCTCCAATGCACGTTGAGCCAACTACCAATCTTACTCACTGGGTAAGCTCATGTTGCGCTGGCACGATTACTAGCTCGCCAAACGGCGGCTTGTTATCGCCGCTATCAACGAACCCCCACACGACTGGGAAGCTTGGCGCATGATCGGGATAGGATATGTACCCATCTGTGAGGTACACAAGCATATCGGGGACAAGCCCTTCCTCATCGATACGTTCAAACACTGGCTCAGTACGCGAGCCGCCACCGCCCTTAAGCTTGCGCCCAAACAAGTCGTCGGTGCCTTCGATAGCGTCCCACTCATGTATCTTGGCGTCGCACTGCGCGAAGATGACGCGCTTCGGCTTCGCCTGCTCCAACAGAGCGCTCGTCTCGGCTAAGAACACGTCGAGAGTTCTTTGGTTAATGCTGCCGCTAGTATCAACAGCAATAACAACAAGATCGCAGCCATACGAAGTTCGCCCCGGTGCACCAATACCCCGATAAGCCAACTGTTGATTAAGAATATCCCAAGTATAACGGTCATTGCCGATCTTCCTGCTAACCGCCAGCATGTACAGATCACGCCAGTCTGCCTTGGGTTGCAGGCGCTTGTTGAATGCCCGGTCAAGATTGGCTGGCAACTGCCCACGCAATTTCGCCGCTTCCATCGCCGCCGTGACAGTTGTGTCCCACTCGCTTTGGCTGCGCTCACTCACAGCCTTGTTGGCGCTCTTGCCTCGGCCTTGGCCGGGGCGCAACAGCTTGTCGAACGGCTGGCCGGGACCATTGCATGGATTACCCTGTGGGTTACCCGGCTGGTTGCCTTTACCGCCCTTGCCTTCACCTTCACCGTTGCTGCTCCCACCACGCGGCGGCGGGGGCGGCTTGCGCTTATAGCAGGCGCGATACGCATCCAGCACACCCATGTCGCCGTTGACAACTCTAGGCCAATGGCATCCACCCTCAGGCATCTTGCCGATCTTGGCTTGGACAAGCTGATCGTTGATAACGTAGTCCATCGCCACGTTCATCAGTTCGCTGTCGTACGGCAGGACAACACCATCGCTGTAGCGAACCTTACCCTCCTTACTCAGAGAGTAACCCAGCCCAGCGTGACCATACATGGCGTGTTCCACCTCATGGCAGGCGACGAACAACTGCTCGTCAAGCGTCAACTTGAAGAACCATTCGGCATTGATGTACAGATACTTGTCGTCGGTCGCCGCCGTTGGTATCTGATCGGTGAACCATGCATGGTCGCAATACTTGTCCACCATCATCGCCAGCCATATGTCGCTGAACGATGGCACAGCCCACAGCATGCAGGCTTTAAACTCAGCCCACTGCCGCTCGTGCTGCGGGCTAAGCTTAAGTTGTGGCCACAGTTCTATCTCGCCTGCGACTGGCGACTGGTCGAATACTTGGGTTGCGGGCATCGATCTGTCTTTCTATGTTGAGTTGACTACGGCTTGGTCCCAGCAATTTTGAGCGGTACAATTTGCCGTACTCATTGAGGTAGTACCACAAATTATTGCGGCAAAAGTAATGTCCCTTACTCATTGGGTAACGCTTCATCGAACAGGTCAACATCCTTCATGCCATCGCGCGAAGTCTCCGTGATCTTGATGATCGGTCGGGACTTGGCCAGCATCGCTGCCGGTCCGTAGATCGTGCGCGCGGACTGGGTAACCAACTCCATGAACGCCTTACGCAGTTCATCATCGTTGGCGCTCACGTCAACAGTGAGTGAGGTATTGAATACTAAACGCATAGTGTCGGTTCCTATAATTGTCTCGTTAAGTGTGACTGACACTTGGCAGTGGGGTGGGTTTTGGTTCCAGTCAGGGCGTGGTGAAGCGCGGTATAGGTTAACCACTCGTCTTTTACCCATAGGGTTACTTGTTCTCAGTCTTGTACCTGTTAAGAATAGCGATTAGCGCGGTATTCCTGCCGCACCACGCAGCGAAGTTAGGCTCAAACGCCAGAGTATATGTTCGCTGTATCGCCATGCGAACGAAGATCGTCTGATGCTCTACAGGCATGCGAGACATGAACGTGAGCGCTTGCTTAGCATCCTCAACGCTCACACGTGACGCAATCTTGTAGCTCATGAGCCGCATCGCGTCAGGCTTACCCGGCAGAGTAACTGTTGTCGGGTTGGCGATCACGTCCTCGTAGCTCGATAGCTCCTGCCCAAGCCGTATCGTCTTGACGAACTGCGCACATGCTGGCGCACCAATGCCACCCTTGATTTCCTCCTGCGTCAGAGGATCGGTCGGTATCTTGTCGCTGTCAAACGAACGCATGAGCGATTGCAGATGGATATCAATCTGGTGTAATGACCTTGGCGTGCACCATGGACGCTGATCGTCCGGCTTCGGCTCGAACAATAGCTGCGGGTTTTCCTCGCCGAACTGGATTGTCTCAGGCAATAACTTCTCAGCTAGCGCCCATTCCACCCATGCCTCAACGTCGTCGGTTATCTCAATCTTGATGCGACGATTGATCAGGTGATCCAACTCGCGCGTCGAGCCCGAACGATCCGACATTCGGTTAGCAGCGAACACAACCACCCAGCCCGGTGGGAACCGATGCGTGCCGAGTATCTTGCTCAGCGCTGCCTCGCCAACGATTTTCTTCTCATCCATGCCGAGCTTGTCGGCCTCGTCAACAAGGATGATACCGCCATCATACGCGTCTAGCGGCTTGCCCTCGGTTGACTGCCACCAATACGGCAGGGTGAACTGAGATACCTGCCTGCCGTTGGCGTCGGTGACGGGAACCATGAACCCCATCGCTGTCATCAGCGTGAAGTTCGCGCCATTGATGACGCTCAGCCCATAGTTACCCTGTGGGTCAATCCGTTTCATTAGCTTCGGAAACTGACACCACACGCTGGTTTTGCCACGACCGGGCGCACTCTCGGTGATATAGGACGGGCCGCCCGTTTCCAGCGCGCTATAGTACAGCGCTGGTATTCGAGCCGCAAGTTGGTTGAGTTTCATCGTCAGTCTTTCTAAAGTTAGTTACCCAATGGGTAACGGTTGCATGACACACCCTTACTACCATAAGCGTAAGATGCTGTCAAGAGGGTTAAAACAGAAAAATTACGAGCGACATTCTGATTATCGCAAGCTATTTCTTGCACAACGAATAGCCCATCGCATCGCCGTTTGGGTCGATGTAGCACGCTTTTGATGGTGCGTACCACGTCATTGCGGCTGCACCTGCTAGGAGCGATAGCATGGCGGCAAGCACATAAATTTTAACCATCGTCGTCATCGTGTTCGTGATAGCTGATGACGATCCGGCGCAACGGCGCATCGCGCCAGCGTCGGGCGATGGCACGCCATATCTTGGCGAGCTTGCGCTGTCGTCTGCAATAGGGTCCGTCGAACTGGTGGGTCATTTCACACCTATATTCGGCACGCCGCAAGCGGTTAAAAACCGCCCACGATCAAAGTTGGCGCTGGTTGATTTGCACGCCAGCATGACGGCATAGACACACTCGGACCATTTAGCGTACACGACGCCATGGTCTGTGTCCGGCTTGACGATGGCTAGTTGCTGCGACAGTTCGTTGAAGTCTTTCTTGGTCATTGTGCTTTCTTTCTTTCTTTCTTTCTTTTGCGTGGCTTGGGGGACTTACCCTTGCGGGTAACTTTCTTCTTTGGTGGCTTGCTGCGCACTATCTTGATGCGCGGCTTGCGGAACTTCGGCTCACCCCATGTGAGCGATGGATACTCGCGGGCGAAAAACTGTTGCACCGCCGCACGTGTCGGCAGGGGAAGTTGCTCTTTGTGCAGCACGCGCTTCGACTTGACGAACTTAATGATAACCTCGTACTTGCACTTACCCACGCGGGTAAGCAGCCCATACAATGGCATGTCGTCGGCGCGGCGCATTACACGTAGGTTGCGCATGATTAGTACCCATAGTCGACGGCAACGAGCGCGCCGTCGAGCGTGAACTTTGCCCAGCAATAGCAATGCACAAAGCTATGTCCGTGCACATCGACCACGATAAGGTGCTTATTGACATCATCGTAAGGGTCTAGCTTTAGGCGGCTATGTGGGATGTTGGCGCGGTTTAGCATCGCCTCGAATTGTTCCAGATCGGTCACGTCAGTTTACTCCAAAGGGTAATTGTGGGCGGCAGGGAAACGGTTGCGGCCACGTCCCTGCCGCCCTGCCGTCAATTTCGTTGCTGGGGATATGCAACGCCCGATCCTCAAATGGAGAAAAGGATGCGGGGACTTGACGGCAATAGGAATTGGGTTGGGCGGGACGCAGCGCCGCCTCGGTACACTGGCTTGGTTTTACATCTTCCGCATGGATGCGCGTTAGCGAGAGTTGAACCTTGTACTCGTTAGCGCCAAGCGCACGGAGCTTCGAAGGTTCGAGTGTATATGATACAGTCAGGGTCTACTGCGGCAGGTAGATATGAGGCCGCTATGGGGTTGGGGTCAGTAGCAGTTGGTTGTGCAGGAATTGCCGTAGCACGACGTTGTGCAGGAATGATATCCAGCAACGGCGGGCGCGACGGCGCTCAGCGAGACAACGACCGCCAGCATGGCGATAAGGGTCTTCATGGTTTCTCCTTTCTAAACGCTGCGGCGTTCACGGTTGGCGTTGATGATAGGTGCGCAACAAAAAACCCGCGCTGGGGCGCGGGCTTGTTACTCAGCGAGTAATACGCGCGTAAGCGTTTCGATGTAAGCGAACGCGCGTTCTTATGTATTAAGCAGCGGGTTGCGCGTTCCCCTGTTGTGCCGGAGTAGCAAGCGCAGCCTGCCGCTCAGCCTTAGACGGCTTCGGCGCATCTTTCGCTTCTTGTGCCTTGCGCGCCTTCTCGGCTTCGGCTTCCTCCTTCGCCGCCTTGGCGTCAGCCTTGGCCTGAATAGCCTTGGCTTCCGAGGCGTCGTATTCCGCCAGCTTGTCGGGCGCAACAACACCCATCGCGGCGCGCAGCCACTCGATGGCGTTGTCAAGCTCAACGCATGTGATCGCGTTGCGCTTGTCACTGCCCTTGGCTGTAGCGCGGGCCTTGATCAGCGTGTCAAGCAAGTAGTCCTCGCCGGTCTTGTCCACAGGCTCCTTGACTTCCTGCGTCATGATGTCGCGAAGCTCAGCGTCGGTCAGCAATGGCGCAAGGCCAGTGTGCTTGACGCCGGACTTCTTGCCATCCTCGACCGCATCCTTCTGCTTCTTGAGTTGGGCGCGAGCCACGTCAACAAGCACGCTGTAAGTCGAGCCGGGTTTGATGCCCTTCTTGACTTCGGCGTCACCGTTTGCAGCACGCAGCAACTCGATGTGCATGTTGCGCGCCTTGTAGATAAGGTCGAGCGCATCGGTGTTGTATTGGATGCCAAGATAGACGAACCGGAGAAGCTTCGACAACTGCTGCTCGATTGACTTGGCCGGAGCCATGCCCATTGCCGCCTCGTCGGAGACTTCGCCAATCTCGGTCATGGTCGAACCCTTAGCTGCGCCAGCCTTGAACCGGTCGTAGATTTCAGGAACTTGCGCTACTGAAATGTCGCCATCCTGCGCAGCCTCAGTGACAATCTCGGCCAGCCTGATCATGCTGGTCTTGCCGCCGCCAAGCTGCTCGCCAAGGTCCTGCACCTTTTTCTTCAGCGTGTTGTACGCTGAGCGAGGCGACGTAGCGCGGGGCGCGTTCGATCCGTTACCCTGTGGGTTAGCGGCAGGACGCGCAGTCCTTGTGTTTGAAGGGTCCGTGATCGTAGCTACGTCCGGGCCTTCTTCCTGCGTCGGCTCGTCTTCGCTTGCATCGAACCGCTCAGTCTCGCCTGCCTCGTCGCTCGTGTCGGTAGCGATATGCTCCGCAACGCCCGGTGCGAACCCGCCTGCATCCTCGTTTTCGTTGCCGGTGTTATCCAGCTTCGGTCGTCTTGCCATTTATACTACTCCTGTTATGACACTCAATTACGCATGGTGCCGTTGCGTCGTGCCAATTTGGCATGAAAGAAGGGGCTTGTCAAGTGGGTGCTTTACTTTATTTTACACAACTGATGCGAGCAGTTCTCAAGCATACTCGCATGGGTTGAGTAAACGATTAGTTGTCGTCGTGGGCGCGTTCAATCTGTTCACATGCAGTCTGATTGCCATTGTCGCACGAGACTTGCTTGTCGATCTGCGCCTCCCATCCAATGATTAGCAGCATGATAAAGATCAAGCCGCCGATAGTGATCTTACCGCCAGCATTAAGATGCTCTTTAATGAGAGTGGCGATAACACCCACGCCAATAGCCGTTCCTATTACCCAATACATTAGATTAACCGGAATTCGGCAGCGAGAAGGGTGAGGTTAATGCCGATCACCCAGAAGCAAGCGATATAACAAACAAGGTGCACATACTTTTTCATGGTTAGTTACTCTCAGGGTTAAAACAGTAGCAAAATCACTACTAATATAGGCAGGTCTCACGCTGCCTATAATGCTAGTGATTATCTGCAATACTCCCAGTCAATGCGCCACAAACGCAAGCGCTTGTTAGGCAGCATATCGAGCTTCACATACGCACAATCCGAAAAGCCCGGAATGTTGCGCTTAATTGACGTAACCACGCCAAAACGCGCCCCACGCATCCACATATCGTAATGCACGGGTATTTCGATCCTGTCGCCTACTTTGAGCATCATAGCGTTATTCCTCAGTCAAATCGGGAAAATTGGCGTTGTAGAACGCAACGCGCTTTTCTGCCCATTTCTTGGCACGGGACTTAGCATCGTTTCGTTGGCTTGTCATGGTATTAATATCTATACCACTGCCATTTGGCCGAAAAATGGTAGCGGTGCAGTGCTTGCCGTTACCCTTTAGTATGTATGTAAAAGGCTTCATTTCGATGTTACTCCAGGGGTAAGCTAGCCTAAAACGCCGCTGAACGGCAGGGATAGGACTAACTTTTCAGACTGAGAAGTCTTATCTCCAAATATATCAATGGGTTAGTTTTAGTCTTTTAAAGTAGCACTTGCGCTTATCACGCTAACCCATTGATATTGTTAGGATAAGAGTGGAAAAATTAGTCTTACGAAAAATTTTTAGATAGCAACCTATAGGGGGGAGGCCCCGAGTTACCCACAATTCACGCGGGTAAGTTGTAGGTCCTATGTTTGCTTCCTACTTGCATATTACTATATGACTATAAGACATACATATAAAAAGCCTCTCCTGCCAGTGACTTAAGGCCGGTTTTGGTCTTATCCGAAACCTATGACTCAAGTAGTGGGTTTTTTCTGATAAGACGAATAAGACTAATAAGACTAAAAAGAACGTAAAACACCGCCGGGAATTGCTCCCCGGCGGTTGATTTTATCAATAAGACTTAATTTTTATTGGCGTTTACCCTTGCGGGTAAAACTTTATGGACACTGCCTAGCTTTGCCTCTTATTAGCAGCATATCGTGTCTGCTCAGGGTTCTTACCTAGGTGCGATCCGCACCACCAAATGTTGTCAACGCTACGGGTTGCTATACCCGCAAGTCGCGTTTCGTGGCGTTCGCCACTAAAGCCTAGTCATTACTCTCCTTTGCGCCCGCCGATCAGAAGGACCTACGTCCCGCCATGTAGCAGACTTCCGCGCGTCATGTCTCGGGAAGTTGTGCCCGGTTCCATGCATTAAGCGCGTCAAAGTACCCTTTGACATTGCCTCGACACCACGGCTCCTAAGCCCGCTCCTCGCGTTGGTGGTAGATTGCCTTGACCCGTTGTCTCAGTCTAGCCTATCTACATCATACTGAGACGGCGCGACTTACCCTAGGGGTAACCCTATCTGGACCAAGGCATGGACCGGGGGCGCGGCCTTTAGGTGCGCGTACAACATCTTGGGGCCAAAAACTCTTTTCGGAATTTCCCTCCGGGAACCCAAATTCTTTGGGTTTTCCTTATTGACAACCCTTTACCTTCGTGTTATAGTTCCCTCACGACTTACTCTCGGGGTAACCTCCAACCGAGCGTGAGCGGTAAGCGAACGCGAGAGACTAAGATGCGTACTGGCACGGTTAGATCGCAATGGACTTACAACGCCCCACCCGTAATATCTCAATTTCTTCAATCGGACAGTTTTGGACGTTTGATATGGGGTCCGGTCGGATCAGGCAAATCCACTGCCTGTATCGTAGAGATGGCTCGCCGCATGGCGCAACAAGCTCCTGCTGCCGATGGGATAAGGTATACCCGTTTTGCCATCATCCGGCAATCACTCAAGGACCTCAAAAGCACGATCCTAAAAGATATCCGTGCATGGTTCGGCAACATCGCGGATTGGCGGGTCAGCGAGAGTACGATCTATCTTGAGTACGGCGAGGTGTACTCGGAGTGGCTGTTGATCCCGCTAGATGAGCCCGATGACGTTAAGCGGCTTTTATCACTTCAATTAACCGGCGCGTTTGTAAACGAGTCGATTGAAACCGACATCAACCTTCTTTCTGATATTGCCGGTCGTGTTGGGCGTTATCCCAGCGGCGAACTTGGTCCTTGTACGTGGTCGGGCATCTGGTGTGATACGAACAGTCCAATTATGAATACGCCGTGGGCTAGCTTTCTTGAAGCGCCCCCACCCCAGTGGCAGATATTCCATCAACCATCCGGTATGTCGCCAGACGCAGAGAACCTACCGCACCTTAATCAAACCGCCGAAACAGTCCTCCTGCCGGAGGATGACCCTGTTCGCATCAAACAGGGGCGGGGGTACTATGAGCGACTTATGGAGGTTGGGTCTGAAGACTATAAACGCCGGTATGTATTCGCACAACTAGGGCGTGATCCATCTGGTGCGGCGGTATTCGCGGAGAGTTTCAGGTATGACTACCATGTATCAATATCTCCCCTAGAACCTGTGTACTCTCGGATGTTGATCGTGGGCCAAGATTTTGGCAGATCGCCGTGGAGCCTCATCTGCCAACTCGACCACTCAGGACGATTGTTAGTCCTCGAAGAAGTGCCGGGGCGCGGGCCGACAGGAGAGAATATTGGGTTGGAGCAGCACTGTAAGCAGAACCTCATACCTACACTCCTTAGCGCCCGATACGCCGGTAGGCCTATCGGGTTGGTGGGCGACCCGAGCGGGCGGGCGAAGGATAGCCTGTTTGAGTGGAATAGTTTTGATGTTCTGAAAAATTGTGGGCTGGCGGCAGAACCTGCCCCTACAAACGACCTCGATCCAAGACTACGTGGCGTCGAGCAGTTTTTCATTAGGAACATACAGGGTGGGCCAGCGATCCTTATTGATGGAACGCGCTGCCCTACCCTCGTAGCGGCGCTGAACGGGCAGTATAAGTTCGACGTGGATCAGGACAAGTCGGGAGGCACCTACCAGAAAGCCATCCCCGAGAAGCTGCACCCTTGGAGCGACGTGGCGGATTGTCTGCAATATGTGTGTCTGGTGACGGGTAATGCAGGTGCCTATGCTTGGGTGCTGGGACGGATCGTGCAATCACTCAAGCCACGCCGCCCGATGCGGCAGGCGCCTAGCGCTCTAGCATGGACCTGAACCCGCTCAACTGGTGGCGCGCTTACCAGCGTAGGATCGACCTCAATATCTTGTGGCCGATCTGCAAGCGTGAGGCGCAGAACGCTAATTACGCTGGCCCTACCGGGCCGCTGGATCATGCCAAGGCGGCGTTCGCCGTGCATGCATTCAACGATCCGGCGTGGCTGTGCTTGGGTGAGGACGAAATCATACGACGTATTGACACGCTTGTTTGAGTTACCCAGTGAGTAACTTATGAGTGTAATGTGCACGGCGGTCACAACCTTGTGGATATGTGGCGGGCAACCGTTCGCCTGCCATACGGTCAACACGCCGACGACGCAGGACGTGGAGTGCCCAGCGAACTCAACCATAAACCAAGGCTACCCGGCGAACTTGTTCAGGGATAGCCCGGAGGTTACAGATGAACCAGCAACTCACCATAAACGAAAGCACAAACATAAACCTAAACCAGATGAGTAATCCCCCCGCTTTCTCGCATGTGCGTGTTCGCAAACATGCGACACGCAAGAGAGAGCCGGGTGTGGTAGCCCAGCCTCAACCTGCCGTTAGCAGGCTGGACGGAATGGGGGGAGAACGGCAGGCTCCCCCCAAACTTACTTCAAGCGTGCGCGTCAAAGCCTCGCCTGTTGGCGAGGCGTACACTTCGTCGCAAGCGAACACGCTAAACGCGTAGGAGAAAAAATGGATTGGTTCGGACTTACCCTCGGGGTAATTGCGGTGGTGTGCGTTCTCCTGCCACCCCGATACGACCCCGCGATGCGTTGGAAGGAGCATCTGGATGGCTGGCACAAAGATCGTGTACGTAAAGTACGAAGGCGGGATATGGCCAGTGACAAACATGTTCGACGTTGACAAGGAGGAAACCGAGGATATCTCCCTTGCCGTAACGTGTGTCGCTAAGATAGCCGATGATGAGTGGCTGGCGCTCGTCGTGTGCGACGGCGACTTAATTACAAATCCTCAAGTGGCAACGCGTCGAACAGTCGGCTTTGATTAAAAACTTGTGCTTCATGCTCGATGGTCACATTCTCCACCCCAATCGCCGCCACGATAGGGGCGACGCCCCCGCCTAGGTTAATTTCCAGCTTGAAGAACTGACCGTTGCTCGCCACGACTGGCTCCGGGTTGCCAAGCCCGCCGATCCGGGCGACGACCTCCAACGCCTTGACCTTGGAGCTAAGCGGCTCCTTCTCGCTGATCATCGCCTTGTAGAAATGGGGCAGCGCTTCCTCGACGTTGACGGCGGCCTTCAGCTTGATGCGCTTGTGCGTGTTGCGCGCGCCCTCCCATTCTTCCTGCGCTTCGCTGAGCATCTGCCGGAACATGCGGGTCTCGCTCAGTTCCGTGTAATCGCCGGGGCTGAACCCGCAGCGGCTCATGACCGTTTCGGGTTCTTCTATGCCTCGGATCAGGCCAGCAGCCAGATCGCGGAGCCGTTTTTCGTCGTCTTTTGTGAGCAACGCCGTAGAAATGGGGGTCATAAAAATATTTTCCTAACCCTCTTGACAAGCCGGTATTTCTGTGGTAAAGGGAATGTTGGCATAAATTTGGGCATAAGTCAAGCATAAATTGCGTGTTGCATGTTTGCGAACACGCACATGCAATAGTTACCCTGAGGGTAAGGCGGGGATGGCGGCGCTACCGAATGCACCGGCCCTACGCGTCGTTGGACGCGACGACACGGCTGCACAGCAGCAGGTGATGGACGCCACGCGGGCGCAGGCTTACCAGCGTCCTCCTGATAGCGCCCTGCTCGCGCCGGTCGGCCTAGCTGGGTTCATTACCGATCAATACTCTCTCATGCGACGCCATAGAGATACTGTCGGTCGCGGGTGGAGCGATAGACTGCTCGCAAGCTTGCGAGCGTTTAATGGCATCTACGACACGAACGTTATTCAAGAGATTAAGAAGTTCGGCGGTAGCAACGTCTACGCTCGCATTATCGCGATGAAGTGTCGGGGCACCTCGGCGCTCCTTCGTGATGTTTATCTAGGTACAGACAAGCCGTGGGGGCTTGAGCCGTCGAGCGACCCCGACGTTCCCGACGAAGTTGTGCAAGCCATCGCCCAGCATATCGGCGAGACGGTCACATCTCAGATACAAGCGCACTTTCAGGCAGCATCAGCAAATGTCGCTCACCAGATTGGCACAGCAGCAGCGCAAGCGGCGGGTGCTCGTGCTGGGGTATCCCCAGCGTTTACAGATCAAGCAATACCCTCAGCGTCCGGGCCGTCGCAAGGCATGCATACCGGTGCAATACCTCCCGGCGCGGCACCGCCTCCGGGTGTGGGGGCTGGCATGGTCCCACCTCCACCCCCACCGCCATTACCTGACCCTAATCAGGTCAGGGACGTGTATGACCTGATGATGAGTGACGCCCGCGATGAGGCGAAGCGGAAGGCCAACGATCAATGCAAGGTGGCGCAGGACAAGCTTGAAGAACTGCTGGCGATGGGCGGGTTCTATACCGCCCTCGCTGAGTTTCTAGTCGATCTACCGATGTTCCCGTACGCCTGTATGAAGGGGCCTACGGTTCGGATCAAGACCCAAGTCAAGTGGACAAAGGATGTATCGCCGTTCCCGGCGAACAGCAACTCCCCTGCGTCGGCCTTACCCGGCAATCCGTCCACTGACTTGCCAATGCCCGACTCCCAACTTACTCCGGGGGTAAGTTCTGGCATTGCGCCTCCTGCTCCAAAACAAACGCCCGCCCAAGGCGGATTAAGCAACTCTCCCATGCAAGGAGCCGCAAATCCGCAAGCGCAATTAGCTAAACCGACTGTGCAAGACGTGCCGGTGCTATGCTGGGAGCGCGTTAGCCCATTCGATATTTACTGGACCCCCGGCGTAGCGCAGATCGAAGATGCAAACATTATCCAGCGTAGTCGTCTTACACGCTCTGAAATTAACACACTCTTGGATTTACCGGGATTTATTAGTGAGGAAGTCCGAGCCGTATTGGACGAATATGGTCGAGGCGGTCTGGTTGACAACTGGGACCAAACCGACAGCGAGCGTAGTATCCTTGAAGGACGCGAGGACCCGCGTTTTAATCAGAGTGGCCTTATAGCCTGTTTGGAGTTTCAGGGGAACGCACAGGGTCGGTTCCTTCTAGACTTGGGGATGGACCCCACTGAGATACCGGACCCGCTCAGGGATTACTTTTGCAATGCTTGGCTTATTGGCCGTCATATCATTAAGGTACAACTCATTCCCTCGCCCCGCAAACGCCATCAATATTACATCACTAGTTTCGAGAAGGTTCCCGGCACTCCGGCTGGAAACGGCTTGCCTGATCTACTCGCAGACGTTTCTTCGGTGGCTAATGCTACGCTGCGCGCTCTGGTTAATAACCTCTCGATTAGTTCTGGCCCGCAGGTCGTCGTCAATGATGACCGACTAGGCGACGGCGAGAACGGCGAGGACATGTACCCATGGAAGCGCTGGCACGTTAAGAGCGATCCATTTGGGAACAACACCGAGAAGGCGGTCGAGTTCTTCTCCCCATCCAGCAACGCGAGCGAGATGCTGGCGGTGTATCAGGCGTTCTCCGCGATGGCGGATGAAGCCAGCGCCATACCGAAGTTCATGACTGGTAGTCCTCCTAGTGGGGGCCTTGGCCGTACGGCCAGCGGCCTTTCCATGTTGATGCAGAACAGTTCCAAAATCCTACAGACTGTAGCGTCGAACATTGATATCGACGTGATCGAGCCGGTCATCAATGCGCTGCTCGATATGGTGATGTTGACAGATCAAACAGGGCTTTTGACTGGGGAAGAAAAAGTTCGTGTGCTGGGCGTGCAGGTGGCGCAACAGCGCGAAACGCAACGTGCAAGACAATTGGAGTTCCTGCAACTTACTGCTAATCCGATTGATATGGGGATCATTGGGCCGAAAGGTCGGGCGCAAGTTCTTCGTAGCGTCGCCACCGAGATTGGTCTACCGGGCGAGAACATCGTCCCGAGCGAAGCCGATCTTGAAAAGCAACAACAGCAAGCGGCGGCGATGGCGGCGTCACAAGGCCAGCCGGGGCATGCGCCCATGGGCGGCCCTCCGGTGCCTCCCGGTCAGGGTGGACCCCCACAAGCACCACCCAACGTAGGCGCACCCGGACCCGCACAGGTGGCGCAGGGGGGCGCACCGCCCACGCCCGCGCCCCAGCCGGGACAGCCGCGAGCGAACTTGGTTAATCAGGGAGGGCCGACCCATTGAACGTGAAAGATTTTATTGATAAAACTGATCGGGGGCTTTACCCGCAGAGTAAAGAACGGGACCAAGAGCGTCGCGCCGATGCACAAGCGCGTAAGCCGCTGATCGCCAAGTGGGACCCGAACATCCCTGCCGGATACATTCATGTAGACGACGCGATCATTTACATGCAAAGACGTTGGGGCAAAGCATTACGTGCTGACGTGCTGGAAGCGTTCAGCCGCGACGAGAGTGGGCCGAAGTGGACGATCTTCGGCGGCAATTCATTCAAAGAACCGCCCGACAAGAGCCGGGGTGAACGATACTACATGTTTGATGATATCGATATGTGGGTATATCGTACGTTTACCGGCGTACCCGCTTCGTGGCAGGAGACACGGCACATTCGTAGCTCCGTGCCGGTAAGACGTATCGAGTTGGGGGACAACCCCCAGCAGGAGCTACTAGATAACAGGGAGGCGGGCAATGGCTCGCAACCGAGCGATGGCTGGTCCCGGCAGTAAGAAGATGGGCGGCGCGGGCATTAAAGCAGGGCGTCCCCCTACCGCTATGGCGGGCAGTGGATTGGGTGCAGGACCCGGCTCGCCCGCCGCTCATATGGGTGCGCCGCCAATGGCCCCCAAGGTGGCAAACGTACGGCCTCCCGGTATCGGTGCAGGCGCACCGCCGCCCATGCCCGGTGGGGGTGCAGGCGCAGGTCCGCCCCCACCGCCTCCCGGTGGCATGGGTGGGTCAGGCGGGTTCGCAAAAGGTGGACCTACCGATGCTGGCCTTAAGCGTGGGCCACCGCCCGATGTAACGGATGCGGGCCTCAAGCGCCAGTCACCGCCTGACGCACCGCCGGACACGGCGCTCAAAAGTTCCCCGCCGCCATCACCGCCACCAGATACGGGTCTCCGATCCGGTTATGCTAAGGGAGGCGCTGTGGGCGGCGACGTGAAGGCGCGTCATAAGGGCACGGTCCATAAGGGTAGGTAAGCAACCCTATGGGTAAATGGAGGTATCATCATGGGTAAAGTGATCAGCAGTGGCGACAAGCCGGGGTTCTTCGCCAAAGGTGGCACCGGCAAGATGTTCGGTAAGGGCACCGCAGGCAAAGCAGCGGACGGCGTGTCGGGCAAAGAGTCAAACTCACCCCCCGGTGGCAGCGAAAAATTCGCCAAAGGTGGATCAGGCCATATGTTTGGCAAGGGATCGGCGGGAAAGAAAGTGCCCGGTGTTTCTGGAAAAGAGACACAATCCGGTTGACAGTGGGTCGATTTTGTGCTTGTATCTAGAAGTTCCTAGTTCGGGCACTGTCTGATCCCGGTTTGTTCTTTTACCCTCGGGGTAACTACGATGCCAATGCCTCTGTACCAAAATATCGGTGATAACGAGCGCATTTCTGTGATACGGGCGGTTGGCGCAGCTTTAGCCATACCCACCGCCTCTTTGCCAAGCCAGAGCGCATCGCAGGGTGATCAGCATTGCTTGGTATGGATAAACAACATTCGGATGGTCGAGGCGCTACCCCGTCTAACGTCGCTTGATTATGGTGGCTTTACAAGCGCTCTTAACGTACTTGTAGCATTAGTTCCCTAAGGTTATTGCGTGTCGCATGTTTGCGTACACGCACATGCGAAATGATCGTAAGTGGGCGCAACGTAAAGTGGATGACCATGGATATTGGACAAGCAGTCAAGCGACTTCGCAGTGGCGACAGGATTGCCCGTGCTGGGTGGGAGGATAAGGATCGATTTATTGATCATGAGGAAACAAAAGATACTGATGATCTTGATTTAACCTACGAGGACTTGCTGGCGGACGATTGGGAGACTGTCGATGGATAAGCCATCTGAGCGCAAGAAAGACTCGAAGTCGTTTGGCGATACTGACGCGGGCACTATCCGCACGTTCGGTCCCTGTAACAAGCGGGCCGAGCTTGAAGGGATATGGGATCACGCCCCCGAGGAAGTTGTCGGGCAGGGGCTTGGCCGGTTGCTCTCCAACAACTACTGCAAAGAGGACAAGGGTAAAGCGTCCACCGGCGACCTGATCGATGATATCGTCAACAGTGGGCCACCGTTCGCCAACGTGAGTAAGCCGAATAGAGTTCTCTAACCCACTGGGTAAGTATGGCTAGTGAGGCGCGCGACGAATATCTCAAGGCGCTGTATGCCTTGAGCAAGAGTGACCCGAGTGTGTGGGCGACATATGTTGAAGCGTTCAAGGTGTATACGGCGGATGAGTTGGAGAGGATTACGACTGCCTCAGTAGAACATGCGCCCATCGCCATCGGGTTCGGGCGTAGGATGAAAGAGCTACGAGACGACTGTATCGATATCGAAAAGACGATGGATAAGTATCGTAAATGAACACCACAGTCCAAGGACATAACGCAGTTGGCGGTGCAACCAAGCGTGGTGCGCCTGATCCTTCTGTGCCGGTCCCCTCCGGTGTGAAGGCGCAGGCAGATCGCGCCAATGCCCTTATTGAGCAAGCCAAGCAGGCGAAGGCCGCCAATGAAGCGGCTGGCGGCAACGAACTGGTTAGGCCGGTTGTGCCTGCGGCTCGTCCTAACCCCGGCGTGATTACCGCCAACTTTGATCCGAACAATCCGCGCCCGCCCGAGTTTGATCCGGTTGGCGATCCGAGCGACACGCGTGTACAGTCGCGCACGTTCACACCGCCCCAGCCGCCAGCGGCTCCCCAACCTCCCCAACCGCAGAACGAAGCGGATTGGGAGCATCAGTTCAAGTCACTTAAAGGTCGTTATGACCGTGATCAAGAGAACACGCGTCGTCTGCAACAGACGTTGCTCGACCAACAAAGGCTGCTAGCGCAGGTGGGGAGCCCCCCTCCCGCCGCGCCGCAGGGCGAGGGGTCGGGGTTGCGATTTAACGTCGCACCCCCACCCCCCGGTCGCTTTGTCAAACCGACCGAGGTAACTGAGTACGGCGCTGAGCTTATGGACGTGATGGGGCGTCGCGCCGCTGAAGTTTACGAGCCGTTTTTGCAGCAATTGGCTGGTGAATTGGCGCAAGTTAAGCGTCAGGTCGGCGGTGTGCAAAATACCGTTGTCTTTGACGCTCGCGTTAAAATGTATGACGATCTGGCGCGAGCAGTGCCGCAGTGGAGTGCGATTAACGACAGTCCGCAATTTGGACAGTGGCTTGATCAGATCGACCCCATCTCGCATCGGACGCGGCGTGAGTTTCTGAATGGCGCTCACAACTCGAACCAAGCGGGACAGGTTATCGATATCTTTAATACGTTTCTACAAGCCGTAGGCGCAGCCCCCAGCCAGCCCAATGGCGCAGGCAACGGAGCCGGTTACTCTCAGGGTAACCCGCCGCCGTCCCCGCAGCAATTCGACTTGATGGCGCTCGCTGCCCCCGGCAGGGCGAAAAGTGGTCAAACTCAAGCTCCCCCGGATAAGGGCATTGTCTACAGATCGGAAATTAAGCAGTTCTACACAGACAAGACCCAAGGCAAGTACGCAGGCCGAGAGGACGAAGCGGCTGCTATCGAAAGGCAAATCTTCGACGCTGGTAACGAAGGGCGTATTCGATAAAATTATTTGTTAGGCAATTTAAATTTCTGGCTCTCAGTCCCCCGGCATTAACACCCCGGCAACTGAGAGAGCGAAGCCGAGCCGATAAATCCGCTCGTTGGGCCATAAAGAAAGGTAGTAACACAGGTCTAACGATAGGAGAATATCATGGCACTGGGTCTAGCTGGCTCTGGTACAACCCCTCCAATTTACCCGCCCGGTAGTACGTCTACTGATTACGTCGCCGCCGGTTTTATTCCAGAAATCTGGTCGGGGAAGCTGATCGAAAAGTTCTATGCGGCGACCGTCCTAGCCGCGATCAGTAACACGGACTACGAGGGCGAAATCAAGAGCTACGGCGACCGTGTGAAAATTCGCACGAAGCCGACGCTGATCATCAATAATTACCTCGTCAACGGTGACTTGGCGCTCCAAAGGCCAGCCGGTAGCAGCGTTGAGTTGACTATCGACCAAGGCAAATACTTCGCCGCGATCATTGATGACGTGATCGAGAAGCAGTCCGACATTAACAATATGAGCCTATGGTCGGATGACGCATCCGAGCAGATGAAGATCGTTGTCGATACGGACGTACTGCTCTACATCCTCAATCAGGCGAACGCTCTCAATCGTGGCCTCGCCGCTGGCGCGGTTTCCGCCAACATCAATCTCGGTGTGACCGGCACTCCCCTTGCGTCGGTGGGCCGCAATCCAACCACCGGACAAGTCGAAATCATCGACATACTCTTAAGGTTGGGTCAGGCGCTTGACGAGCAGAACATCCCCGAGACGGGGCGTTGGGTCGTTATGCCCACATGGGCGACGTTCCAGATCAAGCGTTCGGAACTGCGTGAAGTGTTCGTGTCTGGCGACAGCGTGAGCATTCTGCGCAATGGCAAGTTCGGGCAGATCGACCGGTTCACGGTCTACGCCTCCAACTTGCTTCCGAGCGGCGTTGCGGCTGGGCTGGCGGCGGGCGAGTGGGTGATCTATGCTGGTCACGCGCACGGTTTGACGTTCGCCTCGCAGCTTACGAATGTCGAAACGATCCGTTCCGAGCGGACGTTCGGTCAAATCCTGCGCGGTCTGCAAGTCTATGGCCGTCAGGTGTTGGACGGCAAAGCGCTGGCGCAAGCCATTGTTACGCAGGTCGCTGGCACGTAACGCCTGCCTGTTGTCGTTGCGTGTAGCGTCTGCTAGGTCCCGGCGTGAATACTCCCGTGTACGCCGGGACCGTCTTATTACTCTATGGGTAAAAATGGCACAACGTTATCGAACCGTGACGGATTATCTAGGGGTAGCGCGATTGGGCCTGCAAGATGCAGTGTCGCCCTATCGCTATCCCGACACAACGTTATTGATCGCGCTCAACATTGGCTTGGGTGAGATGGGCCGCGTTCGCCCCGATATATTTTTGGATTTGAAGTATCAGCGACCTTTGCGTAAGGGCGATACTGATGATGGCAACCCGCCACAATACACGACAGATGACGTGGCGACCAACCCGGATGGGAGCTATATTCTCGGCAAGGGCACTCTCGTGCCGGTTCCAAACAAGTACATGTCAACACTCGATTGGTTCGTCAACGGGTGGGCGCAGTTCCTCGACGTGACCGATACGCAGGACGCACGGGCACAAGGATTTATGGCCAAGTTCCAATCGCACTTAACCACGCTATCGGCGGCATAAGCCATGACGACGACCAATTTAGCCCGCTTAAACGATATGGTCAGGATGACCTGTGGCGGAGCTTTAGATGGAATTATAAGGCTTGAGGTTTTCAACACTCTCAAGGACTTCTTCCAGCGTACAGACGCATGGCTGTTGGAAGTTCCAATCTACATCGTTCCATATACCAATGACTATCAGGTTGGCACCGGGCAGAATGTGGTAGTCAATCGGCTCATGGGTTTGGATCGACCGCGCTCGCCCCCACCGTCTGCTGAGTATCCACTGCCTCCATACCTCCCAATGTGCCCTCCTCAATACTTAAGTACTGACGGGCGCAACGCGGCGTCGGAAGCTCAGGACCCGTTGTTTCGGACCCAGCGGTCGGGGGCACTTTTAAACGCTGGGGAGAAATGTCCTATATTGCGTATTCGTGATAACCCAACTTCCGATGAAACGTGGATCGCCACGCTGGCGTTGACGCCATGTGATCCGGTTGACAGCGAGGGGTTCGTATCGCCGCCCAACTGGGTGATGGAAAAGTACTTGAACTATATCGCCAACGGCGTCAACATGCGGTTGATGCTGCAACCCGGCAAGCCTTACTCGTCGCTACCGGGCGCGCAGTATCACGGGCGCATGTTCAACCAAGGCATTGGGCTATGCCGCACTGAGGTTCGGCGCATGTTCGGCTACGCCACACAACGTTGGGGTTATCCGCAGGGGTGGAATAGCGGCCACCGGAACACTGGTATGTATGTAGGTCACGCATGAACCAAATTTACCCATACCCGATCCCCGGTGCACAGACTAACCAAGCGATGTTCGTTGCTGACACGACGCATGACCTCGGCTTCTTCGACAAAACATCAGTCGATACGAACACGTTTATTACCGTGGATTACAGCCAGCTTATCCCGGCAGTGACGCTCGCCAATTTTACCCTCAGGGTAACTCCGGGTGGCTCCCCAAACTTGGGTATTAGCAAAGCAACGCTGAACACTGGAAAAACGCAACTCACTTTCCTTCTTTCCGCCGGTATTGAGGGGTGCGCTTACGACGTTATGATTAGCGCCACCTTGACGACTGGAGAAGTGCGTACCGACAAGCTGACTGTGAATGTGCTGGGTGATGATTGTGGGTGTACCCCTCTGCCTACGCCGCCTCCGGTGAATGGGGACGTGAGTGGAGACGGGTCGATTATTGTCAACACCGCACCACGGTTCTTTGTCAGTGGCACGATCCCGGTTGGCGCGAACGTGTTGGATCGTTGGTACGACACGTCGAATGGTCTACTGTACGATTATATCAGCAACGGCATTACGAGCCTTTGGCAGGAGGCGGGTAGTGGCGGTGGGGGTGGTGGCGGCGGTAGTAATGTCACCATCCTTAGCCTCCAACCAATTCACCCGGACGGCACGACAACTGTGTTCAATCTGACGAGCGTCGTTGGCAGGCCGGTCACAATTAGCGGCGGTAATACCGTATTCGTGTCGGTTGATGGGGTATGGCAAGACGCAGTGACGCAATATACGGCGGTGAACAATCAGATCGCGTTCGCGCAAGCGCCATCCGCTGACAGCATTATATTCATGCTGTGGTTTGCCCCATACCTTCCGAGCATATAGGAGAGCGATATGGGTTTTATGCTCCCAGCGGGCGTCGTCAATACGGATGCGGTCTATCTATTCGCAGATGTGACGTTGACGCTTGCGACGGTTACTAAGCAACCAACCGACCAAACACTGGTCGTGGTGGATTACTCTAACCTTTCGCCACCGTTGCTGGTGAACTCGTGGGCATTTGAGCTTGATGTGACAAGCAACCCGGCGTTGGTGGTGAGTTATGCGCATTCGGATATCGCGGGCCGTCTGGCGTTCTTGTTGAGTGGTGGCATTGCAGGCCAGCAATACACGCTGACGATGACTATCAATTCTAGTGGGTCGCCGCGCACTGATACTGTGCTGATCAATATCCCGTCATCCGGCGATTGCGCCTGCGGTACGAGCAACTCGGTCCCCGCGTTGTACACTGAAATCCCACTAGGTGAGCCGACGCAAGGTTATGCCAACACGGCGGTGCGCTATTTTTGGGGGTCTGCGCCGCCAGTTGCTCCGAACGTGATGGATCAGTGGTATAGCCCCGACACACAGACGCTCTATGAATGGGTCACTGACGGCACGAAATTCTTCTGGCAAGTCATGATGAGCATCAATTTGGTGTCGGAAGCGCCGCAAAGCAACACGCTCTATAGCCGTTATAACGGTTATTGGGCTCCAGACATTATCCAAGCTGACGCGCCAAGCACCGGACAGAATTACTCACGGGGTAACGGCGGGTGGGTATTAGACCCGCTTCAGAACGATGCGTCGAATGATGGGCATATCTACGGGCGGCAGAACGGTGCGTGGACTGTTATACCGCAGGAACCTATTCTTGCTGACGCGCCGATTAATGGCAATGTGTATGGCCGTTTGAACGCAGCATGGACGATTGTCCCGCCCGCAGTCATTGGTGTGGATGCACCCACCGATGGCAATAGCTATATGCGAAGCAATCGCGGATGGGTGAGCGGTGGTCGAGTAACAGGCTCACTATCAATTGCTGGTAACGTTTCTATCAGCGGCACGCTGGCTGTGCAACAGCCGTCGTTCTTTACCGGCAACATTACCGCCTATGGGTCTATCGCCATATCCAACGATCCAATTGCGCCCGAGCAAGCCGCCAACAAGAATTATGTTGACAACGCGATTATTGGCGCATTCAACTCGAATGGTTATCCGTTCTTGCAGTTGGCTGGCGGTACGATGACAGGGGCGATTGAACTCGCCGCTGATCCTGTCAATTTGATGGAGCCGGTCACTCTAAGTTATTTTCAGGCACATGCGCCGGGTGGGTTGACTGACGCCAATGCTGACGGCACAACCTATGGGCGGCAGAACCACACATGGGTGAACGTACTGGCGGTAACCGGCGGCACGATGACTGGCCTATTGGTCCTCTCTGGTCCGCCAACTGCGACTAGCGGCGCAGCCACTAAGGGATATGTTGACAGCACCATTACTTCGTCGGTGCCACAGCCATCTGGCTCTCCACCGCCGATGGACGGCAATGCGGCGACTGGCGTATCAACAGCGTACGCTCGCGCCGATCACGTGCACCCGAGCGACGCCAGCAAATACAACGCGTCGAACCCATCGAACTACCAGACGGCGGCGCAAGTTGCTTCGGCGTTGAATAATTATTACCCTACGAGTAACCCGTCGGGCTACCAGACGGCGGCGCAAGTGTCGGCGGCGCTGGGGCCATATGCGACCATCGCCTCCGTGCCGGTTGGGGCGACTGTTGCGCCGTTAATGGATGGTAATGCAACCGTTGGTGCAGGAGTGAGATGGGCGCGTGAGGATCATGTGCATCCGAGTGATACGACGCGTGCTACGGTCGCTTCGCTTGCTAATTATTTGCTCTTGTCAGGCGGTACGATGGGAGGTACACTGACCCTAGCGAGTAACCCAGTTGGTAACTTGGATGCTGCCACTAAGCAGTATGTGGACAACGCTACGATTGATGCTGGTACCTTCTAAATAGAGGGAGAATGGTCATATGACGGGACGGATACAAACACTTCGATCTAATGTTGCTGGTAATCGTCCAACTGGGCGTCAACCGGGCGAACTATATGTTAACTGGCCCGACAAGCAGTTGGGCGTGGTCGATAGCACTGCGACGGCGGTGGACTTGATCGCGGTACGGTTCTTCTCTACTACGACTTCGTACAATCAGGGCGACTATGTGGTGCAGGGCGGTAAATTATACACCGCGAAGGCTGCGGTCCCCCCCGGTTTGTTCAACTCCATCCAATGGTCGTTGACTGGCGGCAACGTCAATGTTGGCGATACACCCCCTGCGACGCCAGACGTTGGCACGATGTGGTTCGACAGCGCTGGGGGGCAACTCTACGTCTGGTACAACGATGGCAATACAACCCAGTGGGTAATCGCTACCAACGCCGCCAAGACAGACCTGAGCGGTCTTGTTCCACTGGCTGGCGGCACGATGACTGGCCCACTGATCCTCGCCGCCGATCCGACGCAGGCGCTTGGTGCGGCAACGAAACAATATGTTGATACGGCTGCGAATACGAGCTACCGCAACCGCATCATCAACGGCGACATGTCGGTGGATGCTCGCAACGGGGGCGCGGTCATCGCCGCGCCTGCGTCGAGCATATACGTCATCGACCGTTGGAAGCTGAATACCTCCATCGCCAGCAAAGGCAACGTCGGGCAAACTGCGATGGGTTCTACCGGGATCTCTCTGACCGGCCAACTCTCATACCTCCTTTGGACAACGACCGCCGCTTACACGCCAGCGGCGGCCGACGTTCTGAGTTGGGTTCAAGCCGTTGAGGGCTGCAACTTCAACGACGCCAATTGGGGTACTGCGAACGCTCTGCCGGTGACGCTGGAGTTCTGGGCGTTTTCGTCACTCACGGGGACATTTGCCGGGGCGCTGCGCGATAATGCCGGGACGCGCTCCTACACGTTTACTTTCGCTATTACGGTAGTGAACACTTGGCAGAAGTTCCGCATTCCCATTCCCGGCGACACGGCTGGGGCGTCATGGAGTGTTGCTGCTAACGCCAGCGGGCTTGGCGTGTATTTCAATCTTGGCGTCGGGTCGAACCGCGCGACTGCGGCGGGCGCGTGGACGGCGGGCAATTTCCTCACCGCCCCCGGCGCGGTCAACGTCGTCAGTACGCTCAACGCCACCCTCTATTTCACCGGTGTTGCGCTGATGGTTGGCGCGGCGGCGGCCAACGCCGAGCCTGACTTCCGCAAGTACAGCGACAATCTCATCGACTGCCAGCGGTATTATCAAGCCGGAAACAACCCGGCTCCTATCTGGAGTGGCAACGCGACTGCGAGTGGCGCTTATTATTATAACGGGCTCCTAAACCCAACGATGCGCGCCACTCCGACGATAACCCCGATTGCGTCTGGGTCGAATGTCGGTTTTCCGGCTGGCGCGCCTACGATCCCCAACTTAGGCCCAAGCAATTTCCGAGCGACCATGATCTGTAATGTTTCGGGGGTTTCATATTTTCAGTTCAACTGGACGGCGGACGCGGACTTCTGACCCTGAGAGTAAAAATATATGATTGACTTCCCTGCTAGTCCGACAGTCGGTCAGAACTTCTCAGCCGCAGGCGTCACGTGGACGTGGGACGGCGCGAAGTGGACGGCGACTGGGCTGAATAACGCCTATTTACCGTTGACCGGCGGCACGATGTCGGGGCCGGTCACGAACCTGACGCTCGCCGCCGATCCCACGGCGGCGCTCGGCGGCGCAACCAAGCAGTACGTGGATGCTGGCGACGCGGCGTTGGGGTCGAACATCCGCTACCGCAATCGTATTATCAATGGCGACATGGCGATCGATCAGCGCAATGGCGGCGCTCAGATCGCGATGGGCGCGGTGTCTGCCTACGTCATTGATCGCTGGAAGATCGGCAACTCCGGCGTGGCGTCGAAAGGCAGTGTTGGCCGTGTTACGCTTGCTGCGCCGCCGGGCAACGCGCCAGTCGGGTTCCCGTTTCTTTATTGTCTGAGCTTCAACACGGCGACGGCTTACGCTTCGCCAGCGGCAGGCGACGCGGTTTCGTGGCAGCATCTTATCGAAGGCTACAATTTTCTTGACGCACAATGGGGCACGCCGAACGCCCTGCCGATCACCGTCGAGTTCTGGGCCAGTTCGCCCGTTGCCGGGGCTTATGCCTTCTCGCTTTGCAATACTGGAGGCGCGCGGTCTTACGTCTCCACCTTCGTTCTTCCCGCCAATACGTGGACTAAGATCAGGCTCGATATTCCCGCCGACACAGCGGGAACGTGGAGCGTCGCTGCAAGTGCCGCATGCGCCCTTTTACGTTTTGGTTTGTGCATCGGCTCGACCTACCAGACCGCGACCGTCAATGCTTGGCAAAACGGAAATTTTCTCAGCACAGCGGGGGCGGTCAACGTGCTGGCGACGACCAGCAGCGGGCTATCGATCACTGGCGTTGCGCTCATGGTTAACTCACCGCCTAACGCCGAGCCGGACTTCCGCAAGCAAAGCGACAACCTGCTCGACTGCCTGCGGTATTACCAGAAGGGGCAGCTTTATGGTGGTTCGGCAGCATACGTTTCTGGTTTTGCCGCAATAGCTTCATCTCTGTGCCCAGTCCTTATGCGCGCCACTGCGACAATGGCACAGGTAGGCGGGGTTAGTACAAATGTAGGTACTATTACGCTCCAGCACAGCGGTACTATGTTTTATGGTTCAGCAGTTGTGGCAGCGACAGGAACTTACGCCCTTAACGCGATATTTACAGCGGACGCGGACCTCTGATCATGAACCTCGCCTATACATCCCCCGAAGAAACCACGATCAGGGTCACGCTCGACGAGGACTTCTAAGGACACCCATCATGCAATTCACCTACACAGACCCCGACGAAACCACGATCAAGGTGACGCTCGATGAGGGCGAGACTTGGAGCGACCTGACTGGACCCACCGAAGCCTTCGTCCCGACCGATGAAGGCAATCGAAATTATCAAGACTACAAGACTTGGCTCGATGAGGGTAATGAGCCTGCCACATACACCCCACCCTCAATAGGAGAAAAATAATGGCGCAACCCCCGAAGCAAGCTATTCCGCCCGCACCACCGACCGACCCGAACGCCGGAAAGAATATTCACGGGCAACCAAACACGCCACCCAACCCAAACTCAACCGAAGCCGGTCATGGGCCTCAACCCGACATGGCCCCGCCTGAGAACGCTCCAAAGGGACTGGCCGATAACACTCGTGCGGAGATGGAGGCCGGGAAGAAACATCTTGAACAGCATGCCCATCGTCATGATGCTGAGCACGAAACTGGGCGCAAGGTGATACAGCAACACTCTAGCCAAAAGTAACCCACAGAGTAACTTTCATGAGTGTAGTCGCCCTACAGAAGGCATGTACTGTATGTGGCATACAGAAGCCGTATGCGGATTACTTTGTCAAAACGAATGGGCGGCTATTCTCTGAATGCAAAGCATGTGCCAATGCTAGAAGTCTAGCAATTTACCATAAAAACAGAGATCGATATAATACGCGGAATAAGACTAACGCCAATATAGTCCAGCCAAGTGGATTGACAAGAAGACAGGAGTGGGCGCTAAGGTCTCTGTACGGACTTGAGGCGTCTACATACCTGAGGATGTATAAGCAACAGGGTGGCAAGTGTGCGTGCTGTGAAGGTCCATTAGAGTTGAAAGACGTTAAAGTGGATCATGATCATGCTACTGAAAAGGTGCGCGGGCTACTATGCAATGATTGCAATGTATTGTTAGGGCGAGCAAAGGATAGCGTGGAACTTTTATGTCGGGCGATCAAATACCTGAAAAGGAGAATTTGATGCCGACTGTGATGATCGCTGACTTCAGTGGGATGCTTCCTATAAGGGACCCGGTTTTACTTCCTGACAATAATAGTCAACTTTGCAATAACGCATGGCTGTACCGTGGGCAAATTCGTGGGTTCCGGGCGGCGCACGCTGTAGCGTCAGTGCAGTACGACGACAGCCAGTCTATTTATCGTATACCACTGAATGACGCGAACCCGCCTGACTTCTCGTCAGCGGGTTCGTTGTGGTTGGAGTTCCCCGATCCCTATCTGACGACTATTCGTAACCCTACGGTTGGCGACACGTACGATAGGTATTATTTCTTCCCGAGTGACGAATATAACTCTATGGGGGATAATCCAAACTGGCCTGCGTCGTCACCGGGGCCAGTCTACAACACGCTGGCGCGGTTACAAAGCGGTTCTTCCAACTATACGTTAGGGATCAAGCCGCCTACCGTACCAGTTACAGTGACGCCACCGGCAACGTCGATCATCATGACGACGAGCGCTGTTACGGCGGTTGGCGGCACAGTCTTGACGTTTGGCTCGTCGCCTGTTTCTGCGGGCGTGCTGGCGGGCATGAACGTCCTCGACTTGACCGACCATCGGTTGAGCGCCGCGACGACGCTGGCGTCTGCGGTTGGCACAACAACGCTGAATTTTTCTAGTACTGGCACTGCGCCGAATAACATCGCCGTGGGAATGACGGTCAAATGTACGTCTAACCCGGCAGTTGTGTTCACCGGTTCGACGGTGGCGGCGGTTACGGCGACTACCGTTACGATCAGCATCAACCTTGTTGGGGCGGTTATCGCGGGCGACACCTTTCAGTTTGATAACGCCAACCAGATTACCAACGGCACGACTGTTGCATCAATTGGTGGAACTACGGTCACCCTAAGCTCAGCGGTGACAGCAGCGGGCGTGCAAGCTGGCGATACGATCCAGTTCATTAGCGCCTTGCCTGAGACGCGGGCTTACGTTTATACCTATATAAGTGACTTCGGGGAGGAAAGTGAACCATCTCCGGCGACAGTCGCGTCTGGCGATGGCACCGGCACGTGGACAGTGGTTATTCCAGCGCCACCGGCTGGCTATAACACGAACGTGCCTATGAACCCCGGCCACTACCGGCTCTATCGCACGGTGGTGGATAGTTCCGGCAATGCGACGTACTACCAAGTCACCGAGGTTCCGATTAACCCAACGGGTACAGTGACGATCCACGATAGTGCGCTTGACGCGTCGATTACGGCGAACCTACAGCTTAGCACAATAGGCTTTGCTCCTCCTCCGGCAGGATTGCAGGGCGTGGTGATGATGGCGAACGGCATTGCAGCCGGGTTTACCAATGAGCGCGAAGTGTGGTTTTCAGCGGCTTACCTTCCGCACGCATGGCCGCCACAATACGCGTTGACAGTGGACTATCCGATTGTTGGGCTGACCGCGAACGGGTCATCGCTTAATATTATTACCGAAGGTTCTCCTTTCATCGCCACTGGTGTGACCCCAGACACGATGACCATCGGCAAGATCACCGCCAACGAGCCATGTATTTCACGTGGGTCCATCGTGGCGTCAGGCGAGGGCGCGTATTATGCGTCACCTAATGGCGTCCAGTTGCTTAACTCAGGCGGTACGCAAAACGTAACTACAGCAGTGTACGAGAAAGAATTTCATTACTCGTTGCTACCGCCGCAGTGGGCGTCGGCGCGGTATGGCTCATCTTACGCAACGTTCATTAAAGGTGCGCCAATCCCAAGCGAGCCAATTGATACGCTTGGGTATAATGGCTTCGTGATGGATAGTGGTGATACGAATACGCCATTTACTTACTTGCGCACCAGTGCTATTGGGACTATTCAAGTTCTCAATATTTTATCAGATGAATTGTCCGGGCAAATATTCGTCCTGCAATCCAATAAGCAGATCATGCAGTGGAACCCACCTATAGGTGTACCCGGCACGACGACGCTCCGTAGTTGGCAGTGGAAAACCAAGCGTTTCCGGTTCACCGCGCCGCAGCAGTTCAAAGCGTTCATGGTCCTGTACGAAGTCCCACCGGAGGTCACAATTACCCTTGGGGTAAGAAATATCGACCAAGCGCAGACGTTCGACCCCACCACCCAGTACCTTATCATTCGCATATACGCCGATGGCAATGAAATTGTGGTGCGGGAGATACAGAAGTCGGGAGAAGTGTTGTTAATTCCCGGCGACTTCAAAGCTGAGCTATGGGAGTTTCAAATAGAGGGTCAGGTAGGCGTGCGGTTCTTCAAGGTAGCGAGTTCAGTGAAAGAGCTTAAGGCAGCGTAAATGGCTGGCAAGACGATATATCCATCGATCCCGTCACCGGGCAACGACGCGCCGTCGATGCGCGCAACGCTTGATGCTGTGCGCCAAACGTTGACCATGATCACGATGAACGCGCAGAACCCCAATCCGAACTTCGCGCCCTCGTCGGCGGCCCAAATTTTCGTCACCAAGGATGAATTAAAGTCAACGGGCGTGGTGGGAGCGCAGGGTCCCGCAGGCCCGCAGGGGCCTCCGGGTCCGGGGATAGCGGAGGCCCCCAATGACGCCAACACGTATGGACGGCACGGACTTACGTGGCAACCCGTGTTGCTTGCGGCAGGCCCGGTTTTCAATCCTCTGCCGCCTAATGCTGCAAATGATACTGCCGCTGCTAGTGCAGGTGTTGTGGTGGGGGGTGTTTATCGTAATGGTTCGGTTTTAATGGTGCGTGTATCGTGATTAGAATAAACGACGTGCACTCGATCAAACTTATCGCACATGCGGCGCAGATAGAATTTGTGCCCCAATTGCATCACTGCATCGCGACGTATGATAAAGATGACAAGTTGGCAGGTGGCGTGATCTTCACAAATTACTTGAGCGGGTCTGTGCAAATCCATATGGCTGGCTTTCAACGGAACTGGGTGAACAAGGCGATCCTGTATCTTGCGTTCAATTACCCATTTGTACAACTAGGGGTTAAGAAATTATTTGGTTTGGTGCCCGAGCGTAATGTGAAGGCACGAAATAATAATCTTCATCTTGGTTTTAAGATTGAGTATCTGACCGAAGACGTATTCAATTACGACGATGGAATTAATGGCATGTATCTTATCAGCATGTACAAACAAGATTGTAAATGGCTGAATATGCCAATGCCATTCATTGAATATGCGCCGGATTATCTGACTGGGCCAGTGACACTGTTTGAGCGGGACCATCCACGGTGGATGAACTGATGGGAACTTACCCACGGAGTAACTTGGATGGGTAGCGATAAGGGCGGTAGCGCCGACCAGTCTGGAATGATGCAGGCAATGGCGTCTGCGCAGGCCGCCAATCAGGCGTACGCGCTTGGTGAGCAGCAATTGCAGTGGACCCAGCAGGTTTGGAACCAAGAGCAACCGCTCATGGACCAATCCGAGCAGCAACAGATTGCGTTAGCTCAGCAGCAAGAAGCGAGCATGGCGCAATCGCAGGCTGAGAGCCAAGCACAGTGGCAGGAATATCAGCAATATTACGCTCCGCTTGAAGCGAATTACGTTGAGCAAGCGCAAAATTGGGCGTCGCCGCAGGCGATGGCGACCGCGCGTGCGCAAGCCATGGCAAGTGTTGGTGAGCAAGGGATGCAGGGCGTTAATACCGCTGCCGAGACGCTTAGAGGTTATGGTATCAATCCGGGGTCTGCGCGTTACGCGTCATTGTTCACAGGTGCACAGCCGATGATTGGCGCGGCGGAAGCCGCCGCTGGAACGACGGCGGCGCAAAATTTACGCGCCCAACAGATGGAGTTGGAGAGCGGCGCGATTAATACTGGGCGGGGGCTGGTCAATTCTGTTGGCACATTGACTGGCGCTGGTACGCAAGCAGGATCGGCGGGGGCAAACGCAGCGTCGGGTGCGGGTAGTACGGCGCAGGGGAATTTATCGACAGGTTCGCAAGCGATGACGGCCCCTAGCCAGTGGTTCAACGCTGGCACCAACGCCATGAACAGCTATGTTGGCGCTGTCAATGGGTACAACCAATCGCAGGCTGCATTCAATGAAGCTGGCGCAGGCGAGATGGGCGGGTTAGGCTCAGCGTTGGGTAGTGTGCTTGGCGCGGGGATTATGAGGATCGCTAAGGGTGGTGCGGTTGGGTATGCTGACGGCGGGCCAGCGCTTCCTCCTGTGCCGGGTATGGCTTCGTATCAACAAACCCCGGATCAGGGCGGCGGTGCGACAGGCATTCCTTCCGCGCCGATGATGCCGCGTCAGGTATACAATCGTGGTGGCGACGCAGGGGCGACACCGGGGGGCACCGTGCCTATTCACGCATCACCAAGCATGGGCGTGGCGACCGACGACGTGCCTGCGATGCTGACCGCTCACGAGTTCGTGATCCCAAAAGACGTAGCGGTGTGGAAGGGTCATCAATATTTTGCAGGGCAGATCGATAAGGCGCGGCAAGAGCAACAGAAATTTGCAGGGCGTAATGACATAGGCGGGGAGCCTACGGCGGCGATCCCGCAGCATCCATCATTTGTATCCCGTCCAGCGCACGCAATGGGCGGCGCTATCCCTGCATACCCCGGTTAACCCTTAGAGTAAGTTAGATGGCTAACAGCAAGCATTTTGGGGCATTCGCGGGCGGCTTCGCGAAGTCATTTACTGAGATGATGAAGCTGTATCTAATGCAGCAGCATTATGACGCGCTGAATAAACATTACGCTGCGCAGGAAGCATTATGGGCAAACCGTGGGCTTGGGCGTAACAAAGGACTGACCCCCGCAGAGATTGCTGCTGGGCAGGCAGCAGGGAGGGATTGGGATAAGGGCGGCAGTGGTGGTGGTGGTGGTGGTGGCGGTTATGGCGGTGGAGTATCGGGTAAATTCTGGACGCCGGAAAACCAACAGCATGCCTATAATGTTTTAATGGACAGCGGCAAGTTTTCCGAGTATGGCGCGGCGGGTGCGGTTGCGCGTATGACGCGGGAAGCACCGGATGGGCCGACTTCGGTCAACCCAAGCTCAAAAGCATTCGGCATCGCCCAATGGTTGGGGGACCGAAAGACGCCGATTGCGGGCAATACCAACTTTGACGATCAATTGAAATATTACGCTGGCGCAGATTTGGATGCGCCTGAACAGGCGCGGGCGAAGGAGCAATTTAAGAACGCCGCGTCACCAGAGGAAGGCTCTTACGCGGCGATGCATTTCGAGCGCGCCGGGGGCTATAAGGAGAGCGGTGGGCGCAGTGACGTATTACTGAACAGTACACCCACGTCTAGCGTGTATGCGACGGTGCATGGCGGCGACACAGCTACGCGCACCGCCGCCGCTTCGCCATCAGTGAAATCTGCTACGATGAACACTGATGGTTACCAACAAACAGTTGATAAGGGCGGTGGCGCAAACACTGGCCCGAATGGCGTCTACGCCAACATCCCTGTCAAGGATGACAAGGGCCGTGATCAACTACCAATGTTTACCCGCTGGAACCCCGATCCAGTCGGCAATGAGGCGGCGAACCTCAAGCAGATCAATCCCGATATGCAGAAGGTTATCGCCCGCGCTCGCGCTGATAACCCAGACTTGAAGTTCGTGCTGGGTAATGGCAAGCGCTCCGCTGTCGATCAGGACTGGGCTAAGAGCGTAGGGTGGTCACAAGTCGGCTCTAAGGATGGCGGGGACGCGTCTGTTCATATGAAGGGCAACGCTGCCGACTTATGGGCGCTTGATGGTAATAACCGGGTTACATTCGATCCCGCCGCGCAGTCGAAGGTCACCGCCGCGATTAAAACCGCCGCCAAGGAAGAAGGCGTCAAACTTAACGCGGGTGATGACTGGCGGCACCCGGATAAGCCGCACTTTGAATTGGCCTCCCCCACGACGACGGCTAAGACACCAACGAAAGGACCGAATAAGGATAAAGTTGCTCAAGCGGCTCCCGAAGGGCCACCAGTTTTGCATACCCCCTATCAAGTGGCGGGACCTGCGGATGGTGTTACTGAGGCAGGCGCAGAGAAGGCGGCAAGAACATTAGCGGAGCATCGTGCAGCACCCGACGCTAAGCCTTCCGATACTGACGATACGCCGTTCAATGAAACATCGATAGCGGCGCGCGCTCGCGACATGCAGCGGAACACTAGCGATCAAAGTGACACCCGCGTTCCGGTCGAAGCTGCACCGATTGACGACAGTACGTTGGGCAATGAGCCATCGATTGCTGCACGCGGTCGTCAGCTAGGGATACCGGAGCGGCCTGATTTAGGGCCGCCGCAACGTACGGGCGCGCCGCCCAACGTCGGCATGACGCCCTCGTCCGTGCCTGACCGGCCAGTAATGGGGCCGCCACAACGCACGGGCGCACCGCCTAACGTTGGCCCAACACCATCGTCGGTGCCTGAGCCTCCAACCCCACAGATGGGGCCGGAAGGTGGTGGGCGTACGACGTTGCCAATGGGTCCGGCAACACGAGCGGACGATGGCGCGCGGCCCGATCTGACCGCACGTTCTCCTTCAGTGGAAGCCAATAAACCATCACCCGATGCAACGCCGGTAAGCGCAACGCGTGCAATCCCCGCCACGCCAGCACAAGACCCGCGTTTTGTTCAGATCGATGCGCCTAACCAAGGTCCAAATGTTCGCGGTCAGCCTAGGCAGATGACGGCGATTGATCTTTCTCACTTGTGGGGGCCGAACCCACCAGTGTCGCAAGCTGCGCCAACGCCAGCACCCCCGCCTCCTCCGGTGGCTATGCGCCGACCGGATGACCAAGACTTCGCGGTGGGTGCGCCCAATATGGACGATATGACGCTGGGTATGCAGCTTGGCGCGGCGAAGGGTGGCCCAATTACCCAGCGGGTAAGTCTTGCCAAGGGTGGGGCGCTCCCTTCTCGCCCGACAATGGCTTATGCTGGCGCTGGCGGCGTGCAGCTTACCAGTTGGCAACCGACCACTTCGCCTACCCCCTATACGACATACCAAGGGCCGGTGGGAAGTCCTGCGCCTACGACGGTACAGCCGTCGATGGGTGGGTTATCTAGTGTAGGCGCATATGCGAACTCGCAACTAGGGTATCAGCCTTGGAACTCGGCGCAATGGCTTGCGGCCCAGCCAACGTCCACTGGTGGGCTTGCTGCCACTATGAGTGGGCCGGGAACAACCGCTGATATCAACGCGCTCACGCCAGCCCAGCAACAATGGTATAACGAACAAAACGCTAACGAGATAGCGGGAGGGGGGAGGGCGAGTTGGTACTACAACCCAGCTTCTTACCCCACTACGCCAGCGGCTGCGGCGGCGGCTGCGCCTGCGGCGGCTACGCCTTCGCCGACAATCGTCAACCCGCCATCGGTGCAGAACATCACGAATTATCCCACTAGTACGACGGTGACGGACCCGACTTCGACTACGACGACCGGCACCCCCGGTGTATCGAACGTCATTACGGCGAACTCGTACGACCCCAACGTGATCGGCACGACCGGCAGTGGGTCCGCCACCGATAGTTCAGGTAGTACGAATTATAGTGTTGACGATAAGGACACCACGAAGCAAATCCTGTCCCGCAAGGGTGGGCCGATCAAGCGGTTCGCCGCTGGTGGGGCTATTCCTGCGACTGCGTTTGCCACCGGTGGTGGATTGACGACTAACCCCGCTGGCGCTACAGCGGTAATGAACGCGATTTGGGGGGGCACCTACAACGGGCCTACGGCGACCGGCGGGTGGATGGGTACGCCCTACGCCCAACTTGCGCCCAATCAGCAAGCATGGGCTGACCAACAAAGTAAAGCTTGGGCTGGAACGAACCAAGGAACGGCTGCGCTAAACGCTCAAGGGATTAATCCAACTTATCCGGCTAGCCAGCTTTCGCTGATGCCCAATGCCGTTTGGCCTACTACCACGCCTGCCGCGCCTACGCCTCTTAACGAACCCGGTGCCTCGGCGCAGACTATCACCACCCCTCAGGTGGATATAACTGGTATTGACCCGACCAGCACTACGACGACTGGCATTCCCGGCGTGCCGACAACCGGCACACTGGCTAAGACCTATGACCCCAATAATATCGCCACGACTGGCACTGGGTCTGCCACCGATAGTTCCGGCAGTACGAACTATAGCACTGACCCAAAAGATCAAACCACCCAAATCCTGTCTCGCAAGGGCGGCCCAATTACCCGCAGGGTAAACCGATACGACGATGGCGGCGGGGTTAGCCCCTCCGTGGCTGGCGCCCCCCCCGGTGCAACTGGCGGCGGCGCGATCCCTCCCATATACTACAACCCGGCGACCTATGCAGCCGCAGGCGCACCCGTGGGCAAGGGCGTCAGCCAAACGTCAGCGCCAACTTTCGGCGCAGGGGCAATCCCCTCCCTGCCGATGGCTAGGGGCGGATCGGTTGCGTTCGATGATGGCGGTGACGTATCTGCTGGTGATACGGCTCCCGATTATAGTGAGGAAAGGCAGACGGCTGGCGACGACCAGATGACGACTGCGCTGCTAGATCAACGTGACGCAGCGGCGAATGCACCGCCATCAATGGCTCAAGATGGATACTACACTCCGGCGGACTACCAAACACCTGCGCCCAGTCAAGCCGGTCCATCCAGTGTTTCGCCAATTACGCCTGAGATTAGTGACGGGCAGGGCAACCCATCGAAGGGTTTGATTAGCGCGATTGGTGATGGACTTCATTGGCTAGGGGATCACCTTGGTATTGGTGGGGCGCAGGCCGCACCGGCTATCGCTCGTGATCCACAGACGCAGGGGAACCGGCAGGGGTTTGTGCAGGGGAAAAATGTTGGCGATATGGACGCTAGTATTCATAACGAGATAGCCAATACGATTGATCCTAACCACTCGCTTAATGATGCTGAGCGGCAGATTGCAGTGATGGAGGGTACTTATCGGTATATGCTCAGCCAAGGTAACAGTGAGGGTGCAGGCCGAATGGCTGCTAGTATTCTGCAATATTCGGTGCAGACCTCGCAGAAGTTTGCCGAAGAAGCTGCTAAACAATTATATGATGGCAATTTGAAAGGGGCCGTGGATAATATCAACCACGCCTCTGATGCAGTGCCGGATGGGCGGCAGACCCATGTCCACTTGAATGATGATGGCACTGCGATAGTGGAAGCCAAGGGCATGGATGGGCGTGTGCTATGGCAACATAAAGGTTCGGCAGCGGCGATACTCCAATATGCGACTAACCGTGGCCGCACTGGGCAGATGCAGTGGGACGCGTTGGAGGAACAGGCGGGCAAATACGACCCAACATTCAGGGACATGGCGACGAACCGACAGAAGAATGTAATTGCTCAAGGTAAAGAGGACGCGCAGACTGCTAGTGAGACGCGGGTGGCAAATGCTGTTGGCGGTAACGAGTTGCAGCCAGTTACCCGCGTGGGTAAAACAGATCAATCACCAACAGAAACCCCAGCTAGTTCTGCAACTGCGCCAACACCTACACCAGCGTCCGCAACTGCGTCCGCAACTGCGTCAGCATCACCAGATAGCGCTAGCGCTGCGCCAACCGCCGACGGTACTGCGCCTACTGGGGCAGGGGGTAAAGGTCCGACTGGACATGGTGGGGGGCTACCGCCGCCACCTAGTCCCGCCGACCGGCCCAACCCCACCGCCCCTACCCCTGATGGGCAGGATGTTAGCTTCGATAGCATTGCGGCGAGGATAAACAATCAGGAACAGCAAACGAACGCTAGCGATGCAGCGACAATACGCTCTCGGTATCAGACTCCGGAGGGTTACATTCATATTGATGGACAGGACTGGGCACGCCCAGCCCCACCGAATTTGCAAGGACTGAGTAGGCAGGAGCAAACGCAAGCGATACAAGCCTACGAGAAGGGTCCGCTGGCGCAGTACAACGATAAGGCTAAACGCGCCCAAGACGCAATGAATAAGGATATAGCCGATAACAGAGACATTCGCAGCAAGCAGTTCCAGACCCTACGTGACCAAGCGGGGAGGGAGTTCACTGAGGGTCAGACTAACAAACGCGAAACGTTTACACAAGAACAAACCAATAAACGCGAGGCGTTTACGCAGGGTGAAGCGGATAAACGTATGCAGTATGATACCGACGCCAAGGCGCTCGCTGTCAAGACGGCGGAAGAACACGCTGCGCGTGCGCCGCGCCCTGATACGGATGTACAACGAACGTTCTCGACGCAAACTGACGCGAATGGTAAAATTACGGGTAAGCAACCCGCAGACTTTTATAAGGATCAAGCCTCAACGATGCCTGACGGGACTGTTAACCCTGATCAGAAATTCCGTGATGACCATTACAACAGTGAGTTTGGCGACCGGAACCAACGCATGGTTATGGACAACGCGTTGGTTAATGGGTATCGCTATACTCACGATGCGGAACCAGCAGCTATTGCTGATGCGTTGCGCGGTTTCGTGCTTAACTCTTATACGGCGACAACTGCCGCCGTGCCAGAGGATGGCTATGGTCCGCGCTATGCAGTGACGATTACTCGTCCTAGCGATGGATCACGCGAGACGGTTGTCTTACCAAGGAATGACTGGGCTAATGTTCTCAATATGCAAAGGGCGAAAGCTACGTTAGCAACTCGCAACCAAGCCGATACGGCGGCTGTGGCGAATAATCCTTACCGTCCCCCTATTCCAGATAACGCTGGGCAGTCCGCAGGAACGCCCATCTCTAAAGCTTTAGGCTGGCAGCGGGGCGGGGCAATACCATCAAGTCCGATGCAACGTTATGGCTGATCTGCAAACAGATGATCCGCTAGTTGGGCACTTCGGCGGTGCCACGGATACGAGCGTCGCCGCGTCGTCTACCGATGACCCGTTGGTTGGGTCTTTCGGCACGGGGGAGAGTGGTGGATATACTCCATATACCCATGCGCCAGACTGGCACGCAGCCGATATCGGTCATGGTCTGGCGGCGGGTTTCCATGGCGGCGTTGGCGCACCCCTAGCCGAAGTCACTGGACAGACCGAGGAAGCAGAAGCCGAGCGGCAGTCGGCGACGGCGAGCCGTGGGGCGATGACGCCGGGTGCCGAGCAGACTTGGCCGGTCTATATCGCAGAGCAAGCGGCCCCTACGGCGGCAATGGTTGCTCCCGCGCTCATACCGGGAGTTGGGCTACCCCTGTCCGCAGCCGCAGGCGCGGCGATCAGTGGCGGCAGCGCCATTAGCGAGAACAAGGAAGCGATCCAAAATACCAACGATATCGATCTGATGGATAAGAACCCGACCTACCGGGATTACCGTCAGTCGGGGATGACTGAGGAACAAGCTAAGACTAAATTGGGGCAAGACACAGCGCTCAATGTCGGCGTCCCGTCCGCGCTCATAGGCGGCGCGCTTGGTGCGGCTGGCGGCGTAGAGCTTACCGGTATCGCGAAGTTGGGTGTTGGCCCCGCCGAAGATGCGGCGCTGGGCGGCAGCAACTTCCTTACCCGTAGAGTAACTGGCAGGGGGGCGAACGCCGTTGTTGGTGCCGGTCGTGGCGCGGCAGAGATGGGTCCGCTGGGGGCGGTGCAAACCGCCGTCACTGGCCATGAGCAGGCAAAAGAAGGGATAGGCGAGGAAGCAACCCCCGATGAGTTATTAACCGCTGGTGTCGGGCAAGGGCTATTCGGCGCGGGTGTCGGCTTGGCAGGTGGTGCATTCCATGGTAAGACACGCCTGCCTGAGGGCGGTGTAAGCGCCGAGCCGACACGATCAGATCGGAACTACCGCAAGCCTGTTGATATGACGCAAAAGTCGGGTGTGTCGGGCAGCACAACTGGCGGATATTCACTGGACCCAGATGCGCCCGGAACTAAGACCGCTACCGCAACGCCAGTGGTTGACACTAGCCCACCGCCCCCAACGGCTGAGAATAAAGGGGTTGGCCCTGCTGAAACGTCGGCTCTAAATCCCGAGCCAGTTACCCCGAGGGTAAGTGAACCACCAACTCCCTCTGTAGAACAACCTCCGGTTGTACAACCTACCCCACCCCCTTCAGAAACGGGCAGGGAGGCACCGCCAGCAGGCGATACAACCGGGGAGCCATCACCCCCCCAGCCACCCACGGAAGTCGGTCCTACCCCGGTCCCTGCCCCGCCTCGCGAGGATGTGGGGGCGGTCGTACCGGAAACTCCCGAGACGTTGGCCGCTCAGCACGCCGCGCTGCTCGATCCGGGCAACTCACGGGAGGCGATGGTCTACCCGAAAGGGTCGCAACCTATTGATATTGTTGATAAAAAGGCGTTTGGGCAGGTCAAGCTCCCTGATGGGCGCATCGTTCAATTCGACAAGAATGGGCCGAGCGGTCTGAGTGTAGCCAAGATACGGGATTACGCCAAAACCGACCGGCTTAACGAAGCCTTGCAACTTGGCCCTGTGTCCAAGGATGAAGCGCTATCCAGGGTTGCAGAGGGCGAGACGCCTGTAGCAGTGACCGAGCGCACCCCAGCCGGGGCCGAAGCCAAGGCGGCGGCGGGCACAGAGACGACTGCCCCGGCCCAAGTCGCGGACCTAGAGGCTAGCAAGACCCCCGGCAACGTGGTCAGCGTGGAGCGCCCGGAGGACGTTGTAGCGGCTAGACAAGCAGAGATTGCACAACCTCGTCAGGTTGTACAACCGGAGGTTGCTAACCCACTGGGTAAGGCGGCCCCACCAACCGGGCGTATCCTAGAGGCGCAGGATGAAGCGAGCGTTCGTGCGCGAAACGAGGCTGCATTCCAAGAGGCGCAGGCTGCGCGCTCCGTGCAGGATCAGCTTAGGGCGAAGGAAGCTGCTAAACAAGCCGCAGCAGCGCAAGAGGCTGGCGTTAAGGGCCGGGTCCATACAGCGAAAGTCGATCAGGCGAAGGTCGCCAACGATAACATAGGCGCGCAGCGGATTGTAGACAAGTATCCGCGTCAAGAACCTACTCCCAATTGGCGCAATGACGAATATAGTCGCGCCAAGGCGATGGTTAACGAGGCGAAGGCGGCGGGCATTAAAATTCCCGATACGTTCCCCGAGGGGCACCCTCATAACGACGCGATGCTAAAACTCAGGGAAGCGGCGGACCTGACTGCAACTAAGTACCCCAAGCCAGAAGCCTACGCACGGTTCCTAGATCGCGAACACCTGATCGATACTGGCCGTGGGCAAGAGGCGTTCGCCGTGCGCCGTAACGAGGGCGCGCTTGGCACAGGATCGGTTGGGTTGGAGGGGGGCGCGGAGGGCGTACGTGCTAAAGGTGGAGCGGTTGATGAAGAAGGCAAGCCGCAAGAAGCGCCAGAAGAAGCACGCGCAGAGGCGGCCTACGAAGAAACGCCGACCGAACACGCAGCGGCAGGGGGAGAGGAAGAACACGTTTCTCTTGCCGGTCCAACCGATGCAGAACGACAAGCCCAACGCATGGCTGAGCGCCGCGCGGAGAGTGAGGCAATGCGTGAAGCGGCCCGAACTGAGGATAAAGCTCCCAAGGCGGCGGTAGGCTTCCAGACGGCGGTGAAGAAAAGCCGCGCCATCAAACGGCAGGAGTTGGAGGACGAGCCGCATCATGTCATGGTGACTAACTCTGAGGGTAACCCGGTTGGTGTGGAGGCGCAGCGATCTACCACGCTCAGTGACGCGCTAGACGAGCATTACGATAATAAAAACTACTCCCCTGAGATGCGGCCTATGATGGACCGCCTTACGGACGCCATTGACCGACGTGCAGGTGACAAGTCAACATACTATGTATCGCATGACGACATGCTTAAGACGGGTGAGCGGGTACGCGGACTGTATGATCCGAACGAAAATCATATTCTCCTGAACGCCGACAAGATGACCCATGACACGGTGCTGCATGAGGGGTTCCACGCGGCGACCAGTGAGGGGTTGAAGGACTCCGAACTTAAGTCATTGATGGGGCGCTTGCAAGATGAGATGGGCGTCAAGGGAGACGCGGAAGAATTTCTCACTCGCTTGATGACCGACAACAAGCTACAGGATCAGTTCAAGGGTGAGAAGGTTAGTCCTGAATTGGCGCGCGATATCGGCATACCGAAGTGGCGCAAAGCCACCATGTGGGAGGCTGCGCTTAACATCATCCGTAGGGCGCTAGGGTTAGGCCCGCGCGACGTGGGCGCTGTCGAGGCAGCGATGGCGCTGTCCGAGAAAGCCATGTGGAAGAAAGACCCCGGCATGGCTATGGAGGCCGGGGCGCGCTCACTTGGACTTAAGTTCCAAAAGATGGAGCCAGAGGAAGCAATACATGAACGGGCTAATGACGCGCAGGAGGCCGCCGTTAAGCCGTCATCGTTCTGGAACAGTGACGCTGCTCAAGCAGTTAGGACCAACTCAGAACAGAAATGGTTTAACGCGAAAGCCAAAGCCTCCGCGACGGATGCGTTACGCATAGACAACGAGCATATGTTTGGCGACAAGATCGAGGCAAACCCTATGCGCCGTGCGCAGGAGGGCCTACTCAAGCAAGAGAAGATGATCCAGAATGCGCTGCAAGCGCACGATCCCTTGATGCAGCGCATGATGAACCTGAAGCGAACTAACCCTAATGGGTTAGATCGATTGGTCACTCTGTTGAGTGAGAGCGCTAACTTCAACGTGCATCCCGATGAAGCGTTAGGCGTCGGACGTAACGAATACATCAAACCTAACCCTAAGGGTAAGTTTGGCATCGATAGCAACGTTGAGCATCATGAGGCTATCCAAGCGCACGAGCGTCTGTCCGATGACTTTGATAAATCGACCGAGGAGGAGCGCTCACTGTTCAGTGATCTGCGCGATGCACTGATGGAGGAGGGGCACAAGACCGTTAAGGCTGACATTGAAACGTTCTCCAACGGACTGCGGGAGAACTTCGCCAACAACGAAGGTCTACAAGAAGCGCTCAAGACGCCCGAGGCGAACCGCACGCCGTCTGAAATTAAGCAAGTCGAACGCTACAACGCAATCACCAAGGTATTGGGTGGCGACAAACTGACCGAGGGCGACGAGGCCGACAAGTTCAACAACGATCCGCACATCGAAATGCTCCGCGACCTACGTGGCAGGTTGAAACAGGAAGGCCCATACTTCCCCGGCTCGCGCAAGGGCGACTATGTGGTGAACGCCGAGCATGAGCTACCCAAGGCCCCCAAGGCGGTGTCGGTGAAGGATAACGAGGTTACGTTCGCCAACAAGCAGGACGCTTATGATTACCGGCAGGAGTTGGCGAACGTAACCTCG